TTGCATTGTGCTAGTTCTTCAATTCGTTTATTCATTTGTATCTCTCAGTTGAATTAGCCCATCAATCAACATAGGAATTGTTCTAACATCGAAATTAAATTCTACAGGATCACCGAAGTAATCATAATCATGGATTTGAATATAGGCAAGCCGACTATCTTTTCTAAGTGTTAGATAAGGTGTTCCGTCGGGTCTTGTTAGTTCAATTCGTTTGTTAGGTTGTTTTATATCTACCGGACCACAGATATGTGCATAGTCAAACGCAGGTTCTTCACGCCCACATTTATGGCACTTGATGAAGTTCATAGCCAACTTCCTTTTAGGACATATGCTTTACGCTTACCACGCACCCGAACATCGATTTGACGATGTTGTCGTTTTAGTTTCTTAGCGTAGTACCGTGCTTTACCAAGATATGGTGTTGCAATAAAGTTAGACCAACCACCGTCGGGAAAGGTCCTCGGTTTGTACAGTAGTACATAGTAGAGTTTTTTTGGTCTAACAAAAAGCATCATTTAACTCCGAAATGTTGTTTCATTTCCATTGCCACTTCAACCATGCCGTCATTCTCAAGTTTCTGGCAACACTCCTGAACAATCAACTCCGCAAATTTATTCTCATCGAAATGATAATTAATCCAATTACCATGTTCATCTTTCACTTCGGTGAGACATTGTTTTCGAAATTCTATGATTCGTTCATTCACTTCACAATCTCTTTGCAATGTTTAACTGCATCAGTATACACCAGTGTGCCATTCTTGTCAAGACATTTGTTGTAAATACGCGACGTTTCCATTTTACCACCAACTATAACCAGTAAAACAATAGCCGCAATAGTTAAAAACACTACAGGCATAGCCCACCAATTATCATTCATCTTTATCCCTCGGTCCATGTTCAAGATAATCTTTCATATAGACATCACCATGTTCTAGATAGAACTTATGATATTCCCAGCCTTTGCGGAAAGTCTCAAACCTCATCCCTGCAAGTCTCATACCTTCTTCTGTCATGGGTACTTGATATGCTTCTGAATCTCTCCATGCATCGTAGATTAGTTGATCTTCATTCATGAAAACTCCCTACTACAGAAAGCGTATCCTTCTGGATCATCCCAATCGTATTCCGGATTGAACCATGCATGTCCAAACTTGTCAGGTTTTCGCCCTTCGTCGTTATGTTGTAGATTTTTATGCCCATGAGTATTTGTATAACTGGGTGCTTTTGGTCCTTCAATATAATGAACGAACCAATCGTAGTCGATACGTTCTCCGTATTCGTCCATGATGATTTTATCTTTCAAGAATTCTTTCCATGCAGCCCAACTTACCAGCCGTTCAGGTCGATAACCATGAAAAGAAAATGCCCAACCACCAGAAGATTTACCGATATGGTATTCAGTATCATATCGGTTGCAGCATTCACAGAGATTAGATGCAACATAGTAATTAGTTCCCATGATTAACTCCAAGTACGATGGGCTTCAGCAACCCATTCCAATCCATCATATTCGCAGACTGTCCATTCGATACCATCAGGAATTTCTACAACCTTCAGTTCCGAGAATCGAGTATTGACTTCTTCGCCAAGCTCCTCGACCAGTCGAATCAAAACAGGATGATCCCGAGGGATATCCCATTCATACGCTTCAGGATCATTCACTTCCTTACGATAAATTTCCAGTGCTTTTTCGGATATACCGAAACCACCGTGACAAGCATTAATTACAATTTTCATAGAGTCTCCAATTTAGCCATGAGGCTAGGTAGATCGCGGAATATCTCATTCCCATGACTAGAGGTACGGAGGCGCAGGAAGGTTGGACCATAGATTTCAACCGTTGCGTCCAAAGTTCTTGCGCGCCCAAAAGTAACAGTAAAGTGTCTACGCCCGCTTCGATTAGTTGCGGATCCGGTCAATACGCCATAGGGTGCATCAAAGCCCTTGGCACAAGCCCATTGGTATAGGTGATTCTGAATTTCAGGATTGGTCATAGATTTACAAAGTCTCGATGAACAAAAAAAGAACCAGCACCATATTGAGTAGGTGCAATTTCAATTATATTCCCAAAAGAGGAGATAATGTAATATTGAGTGCCTTTATACCAAACTTTCATGATTAGGCTACCACAATGATACGAGGAGATTCATCGGAGTCCGTGAAACAAGTACCTTGCAATGGAGCGGTAAAGTAATCAGATTTGAACTTTTTGTTTACAGAGCCTTGCCAGACACGCTCGATTACTTTAGCACGAAAGGTATCGTCACTATGAATAGCAACGACTTTACCAATCAAATAGCAGTCTGAAATTCCATTGAAGTCCAGGGACTTAACGATATCACCAACTTTCATTATTCTAGACCTTTAACCTTTCTTGTAGTACGAACTGAGATATGATTCAAAAGAAATTTCCGAACCATAGCCGCTGTGAAGATACCGAGACATTGCTTCGCTTTCGGTATAAACAGGTCGAGTAGGAACTGCGATCATTCTTCCGGTTTTAACAACTTCATAATGAGTCAATCCCTTACGGATCTTAGTAACTTTGGTGACTGTTTCTTCGATCATTTCGTTTGCTTTCTAAATCAATAGCAGAGATAAGACACACTGATAATTTCAGAAGAAGACTCAGAAGCTTTAGCTACAGCCTCCAGAAAAGTAGCCGCTTCGACAATCTTCGGAGCAAAACCACCTTTGTACTTGACTTCCCAGAGCTTCATGATATTTCCAAATCAATCACAACAGAATCGATTATACGCTTTTCAGGAGCCTTGTCAAGTATGTTGCCAGGAAACAACACTTATTTAGAGACTTTTCGCTCTTCTTTCAGTTTTTCTTTCCTAGCCCATTCAGCAGCGGAAGCAACAAACTTAGCCTTATACTCTTCGATATATGGATGAAGATAGTAGTGAACCAATCTAGTTGCAGCCCTTGCTTTTTCCACGTATTCCGCTTTTTTCTTAGCAGACCATTTAGGACCACTTGGCCAGTAGACCATAATTGCAGCAGCGGAAGCCATACGCCAAGCTTCAATCTCCCGACCTTCTTCCATTTCACTGACAACAGCGACAATTTCCTTTCGAGTCCGAACTTCACCATGTTTAGTGTGTTTGGCTACAGCAAGTTCATGAATTCTCTTCGCTTCAGCCTTTGCTTTACGTTCAGAAATTAGTGGTCTCATTTTGACACTCCTTGTTTCGACAGAGATAGTATCTCATAGTATAGTAGGAGAGTCAAGTGTTGCTAAAAAACGACATTTATCGCAGAGGAATTTTTTTGTTTACGTTCGGATCGATTTTTAGCCCAGCCAGCCCTCATTTTTTCACGTTTAGCCAATTCAATGGGATCAGGGCTAATGGGTACAGGATCGGGTAATTCTTTAACATTTTCTAGAGTAGGAGCAAATGCATCATATGCATGTTTATTCAGTTCGAATCCAATAAACTTTCGACCCCATCGTAGTGCAGTTCGACCAGTGGTAAATCCACCTCCGAAACAATCTAATACAGTATCTCCTCGATTACTGCTATACAGAATGAACTTAGCAATGAAATCTTCGCTCAATTGATTTTTATTTTTAATTTGCCCAGGTTTATAGTCGCGAGGCATATCCTGTACTGTCAGCCTATCATGGTAACTATCTTTTTGATCCGTATATTTCCAATTTGAATTAAATGTACGCTTCTGGCGACCTTTATCAGGCTTTTGCCAAAACAATACATGATAGTGGCTACTGACAAATTTATTTTTAGTGCTAACACCAAAACTATATTTCGCAATGATATGATTAATTTCTTTCAATTCAGTTTGATGTAGAGCATTTAGAACATGGTGTAGATTTGTATATCCACTGACAATGTAGATACTGCCACCAGGTCTAAGCACTCTAGAGCACTCACGAATCCATGATGAACTAAACTGTGCATATTCTGTTAAAGGAATATCGATATAACCTGGAACAACATTAGACTCATCTCGATGGTAATGAACATCCAGCCCATCGCCATCGATTCCATAAGGAGGATCAGTAAAAATTAGATCCACACTGTTATCTGGTACATGTTCTTGCATACCTTCGATGCAAGATTGATTGAATACTTTAAATAACTTGTTTGATTGCATTTAGTAGTCTACTTTTAATATTTAAAGATTTTTGTTTGGAAACTTCAATTTTACCTGAAATTTCAATTATATCTGTTCTTTTTAATTTAACATCAAATCCATCACCAGTGCTCACGCCTCTGTCAATTACGGTTTGTTTATCGACAACAAAGGCTCCGTCATTTTTCACTACTAATAGTATATCAGCCACTTCGGAAAAGTCTAGTTTAATTTTTTTGTTTGTGCCATTACTATTATTAAATTTAATGTTATAAGATTTATGTAGGTTACCTTTTTTACCATACATGGTACTGGATGTCATACTCTTTAATTCGACAGAAATATCATATTTGGGCCAATCATAATCTTTATGAACTTCACCCACATATTTCAATCCATCTGAACCACTATGTTTTTCAACTATTAATTCAACAACCAGCCCTTTAGCAAATCTCCATTGACGATCATTTAAATCATCAAGACGATTGATTTTAGATATAATTTCATTCCATTCAAATTTTTTAAGAGAGGCAATAACCGAATCTCGATTATTCCTCATCATATTCTTCCTCATACTCTTCCTCAAACTCTTCAGCCGTATCAATAACCACACTTCCGATAGTAATTACACCGTTCCGAGAGTAGACTTCAAAGTCAGTATCGAATCGAAAGACTTTACCAGTTCCAAATCGAATTTCTTCAGTCAAGTCTTCCACACGAATACAGCCAATCAAACCAGCATCGACAGGATATGCATTTCCGTATTGGTCGTAGTATTCGCCATCACCGTATGCGGTACTGAAAGTAGCAAATCGACGCCCATCTGCTAGTTGAAATTCACCTTCCAGACAACGCATTCCTTCAGTAGTCAAGTCACAGAATTCGTCCCATTCATTATGCATGACATAGCAGAGATCACCAACATAGTAAGTTCCAGGAGGCATCATGATTTAGGCTCCGATTGTTTGATAGTAGCCATCCGCAGTCACGCGAAGTGCAGCATCTCCAGCAGTACCTCGACGATACAGAGGACCACCAGTAAAGTAAATGCAAGCCTCATTGCAGACTTCGAACATATTTGGATGAATCCAGGCATCGATGGGAAGTTTCCAGTGTTCTGGATTTTGAATGAGTTTAAAAGCATCATTCAGTTGGCCATGAGTATAGCCAAGGCGACTCACGATTTGGTCATTCATTAGATTAGATCCACTTGAACATCGACGGAAGTGCGTTCCATGCGATCATTGTAGAAGGTACTGGTATAAGCAAACCCAGTGATTTTCTCGCGAGCGATATGCTCTAGAGCATTCCAAGCAGCAACCCGCTGTTCAGTAAAGGTCATTTGAGTCATACCCTCAACGGTAGTCACGAAACCGACACCGTTGATAATCACACGGACGGGCTGAGAATTTTTCAGACCACGAATCACTGATCGAGTACGCATCTTAGAGCACCATTCCAAGAACAAACACGAAGGAGAGAAGACCAACAAACATCACACTGGGCAGAATCATTTTCATCTCACTTATCAATCACTACAGAATCAATTATACAGAATCCGGTAGACTTGTCAAGCACTATCCGTAGTGTTGTTTCCATGCAACAAAGTCAAGTTCCGTAAGTGCCCCAGGAAGGCATAGTGCTTTGGCGATCAATCTCTTCAAGTTCCTTCTGTAAGGCTAGAACCTCTGGTCCGAAGATCGGATTTGCTCTCCAGTTCGAACAGGTCCAGCTCCAGTATCGCCGAGCAAGGTCATCATGCCCAGCATTCTGGAGACGTTCCCGAACGAAAGAGGCTTCAAAGTTCACTACCGCACGAGCAGGTCGAGCAACCTGGTTCTCCAGGGCTTCAATGAGAATTTCAATCTCGGAATAATATACATTAGACATTACGAAGATATCCAAAAGGAAGACTAAAGCGGAATTCGATGTATTCCAAATCGTCACCAATACCGCTTTCATTCATGATCCACTGTATAGCGGTTTCACGATTACCAGCACCAGCAAGGATGAATTCTCGGACACGATTTTCGAATCGAGCGACCGCGATAGCCTGATTTTCGCGCTCTTCCTCCATTTGCTCATCCAGAGCGGTGGAGAGTGCTTGAATCTGAGCATTGAAGCCAGCAAGCGTCCAGTTAGAAGTATCGACTCCGCGAGGGCGTACTCCATGAACATCTTTATAGAGGTCCCACCAAATCGCGGAGGCTTGTTCCAGATCGCTCATCTGATCCCACTTAGTTGCAAAGTTCATTCTGTTTCCTTACTGTATCCAATCAATTCGACCAAGAAAATCTACTTCTTCGCCTAGTTCGGAAGCAACCACACCGTACTGATACCAGCCGCGCAGATATCCCTCACGACCTCGGATGAATACTTCTGCGTCCTCGAAAGAACCAAACACACCCTGAAAATCGTACCGCTCACCATCATCTAGTAGGACAGAAAAAACTCGCATTCCAATCACTCTCTTGTTCAATCACTCAACAGAATCTATTATACTCTTTCGGGTAGACTTGTCAAGTGATTTCCAGAGTGTTGTTTCCATGCAACAATCAGTAGTCCTCGTCGGTACCCCAGCCAGCGGATGCAAGTGCGGAAGCATCATCTCCATCCATGGAGTCATCATAATCCTCATCGTCATCCTCATTGAAGCGAGGAGACAATTCATTCGCATCCAGAGCGTATAGAACATCATCTGGAGTCATTGCAGTAAGCAAGGCTAGAACCATCGCTTCCGCATCGACCAGACCTTCTTGGACCAGCATCATTGCATAGTCCTTAGGATTGCGTTTATAGAGTTCATTCATCATGACAATTCCTTAGCGAAGATAGAGGTAACCACCAGACCAGGTGATATTCTTTGGAAAGTTGTTCAGTAGATTGAATCGGACATGCTTTGCAGGAGCATTCCAGGACGCAGGCATGTAGACATCACCAGTTTTCATATCAACGAAGGCATGAACGGAGCGACCACCACCATACGAGATATTGACAACCTTTGCATACTTACGACCAAACTCTACATCGACATCCAGAGAGAGGTTTCCAGTATACGAGGATCGAATAGCGGAGACATAACGATCCAGAGCATTAGCCAGTTCAGTATTCACTTTCATTCCTTTAGACAAGAGCAGCAGCTTCATCAATGAGACGGATTCGATTTACCAGACCAAGATATTCTGGAGAACCTTTCGCGATATAGTCTAGTTGCTCATTTAGAACCATTCGCTCTTCCATCATGTTTCCCACATCAGCACCGATATAGGGATTCGTGGGTTTCACAACAGGTTCTTTCCAGTCAACTTTACTGAGCAACCAGTCGGGAACACTGATACGAACACGAAAGTCAGGACCAATGAAACGATAACTCACAATTCGCAGAGGAAACCAAGCTTGCAATCCAGTCTTTTCGTTCTGAAACAGAATCGCTTGGCGAGTCTTCGCTTTGGAAGTACCCTCAAGATTGTAGTAGGTAACGGTTCGCATTTATTCTCTCAATCACTCAACAGAATCTATTCTACTCTTCCCGGTACTCCTGTCAAGCACTATTCCTAGTGTTGTTTTCCTACAACATTACTGATATGCTTGTTCCGGATCACCTAAGTCAAATACTTCTCCAGCTGGGTATTCCATACTATTAAAAGCTTGGAGCAATAGATTTTCTTTATCTGGATCAGCACCTATGATATAATGTAACTGTTTGTATAGCTTAGGCCATGACCAGTTATTCTCTTTAGCCATACTAATGAGTGTATCGTAATCCATAAATTTTCCTTATTCTGTTTCGGTTAGTGATATAATCTCATAGCCAGGATGCCTACTCAGGAATGCTTGTCTAGCTGAATGTTCACTCAAGCCAATGACAATCTCACAGAAGAAACTTCTCGGAGTCCTAGCAAGGACTGTATAACTCTGGATCATTATAGCCTCCATATCATCAGGTAACACCGACATTATACAGAGTTCCTTAGGCTTGTCAAGTGTTTTCTGGAGATTTTAGCCGATATCCAATCGTTGTACCACTCATCGGAGAGTAAGACCTGGCAATGGATCTGGAAGTGCAATTCGAAATAATTGGTTTCGGAGCGTGTTTTGCATAGCCGTAGTATCTCCCTATCAAATTTATCCTTTCCATGCAATTCAACCATTTCCTTTAATTTTGCATTTGAGCCATAATAATCGATCCAATCGGAATCTTTTCGAATCTTCTTACGTTTACCGTTTACGGTCTTATAGCCAGCCTTAGTAAAATATTTGCGCCCGATATATTTTTTTCTATTGACATTATCGGTGATTTGATATACGAAGCCATAGTAGCCTTCGATCATCTCGGGTGTCACTGGGTCATTATTAAGCGTCCATGTCATCGTCTAGGTCCTCTTCTGTGTCTGTTATTATGTATTCAGCACAGAAGGGGCACCACGTTGGATCTGATTCGGCCTCTTCGTTGTCGTAATTAATTCGGAACTTCGTGTCGCAGTTGGCACAATGGTGTTTCAGAGTGGTCATACTACCTCCATATATCGGTATCATCGTCGTATATATCGAGGTTGTCCGTGGTGATCGGAATATCGAGCATCCAATCTTCATCGGATAATCCCATCTCTTTATACTTTTCGCGGCTTCTGGCCATGTCTCCGGTTCTTTTTCTTGCGGCATACCCCTCGATAGTTTCGGAATAATATCGTTTGTTGCTTTCCGATATGGAATCTTTTTGGTGCTCCGCCATTTGTCGTTGGCTAGAGCAACTACGGGAACAGTACGGTCCCTCCTTTTTATGGAGGATTCCGCATTTCGGGCAATTCTTTTCCTTATATCGGTCGTGTTTTTTAGGAGGTGACATCGAATCCGACCAGTACACTAGGTATAGTGTGTATATACACTAGGCCTAGTGTGTTCTAAATCATTAAGCACTAGAGATATCATGCATTTATTATGTATTCCATAAAGGATACAAATAGTGTTGCGAATATTGCTATTAAACAGGTGATGATTAATCCATATATGGAGATTTTAAATATCCATACTGAATCTTCATAGGACTTTCTCTTATAGTACCTCATTTGGATATTCTTCTGTGGGTCTGAATTGATATTGTGGCTTATCAGGTTTGGCATACGGAAAGGTCACGGGTACTCTGGATTCATATGAGGTAAAATAACTCTTTCTCATTTCTCCTTCATCATTCTTATACCAATCCCAGAATACAATACCATCGATATCATAGGCTCCGTTATTATCCTTGAATACGGATCCGCATCGTTTGTTTTGATACGTAGGTCCGTTATCAGGATGGTCATAGGTATGAGCCCATTCCCAATCTTCACCGGTGAGAGGTGCAATTGGCTTGAAGGATGCTAACTTTGAAAATAGATTGATAGTGTATGGTGCGGAACTGCCGGAATGACCTTCATTGTGAAATACATTAAGCAATTCTAATACATGAACACAAATGGCTTCCTGCATCTCATCTCTAAAATGATTACGGTCATCGACCCATCCTGCTGCACGGAACTCAGCCCATGCATGGCTTTCATAGTTATTGAAAGGCTTCTTCATTTAAATATCACTCCATAAATTATACCAACAACTGTAATAAACATTAAACTCTGTGCAAATAACATACACAGAACTATAATGGAACCTAAAACTCTTAAAATATACCCTATCACAAACAAGTAATCCTTGTTGGGCAATCGGTTCTTGAACATACATAACCCATTGGTTTACCATCCGAACCTATACCACATACCTTACATCCCCTACTCCAAGAATTGTCGGGCTGAATAATATTACTCCTAACCAAAGCACCAGCAAGGTAATCAGTAAGTATTCTCTTCAAGGTTTCACTCTTCGTGGATTCAATTAACTCCACAATTCGTATAATATCACTCGTCTCCACTCTTCACCCCATATAATAACATCATTACATCTAAAATACAATCATCAACAGGATCATGCTTCGTAATGTGAAGGTCCTTACTAAATCCTGGATAATCCACTCTTACATACCCAGTATCCGTTCCATACAAAAAATCAATCGCTGTTCGTACATCACGCCACCGAGAAAAGGGAAATACAGGATTTAATCCTAACTCCTCCTCAATGTCATCCATAACCAATTGATCCAGATTACCCCTTGCCCACACCCAAGACTTGGGCTCCTTATACTGTGCAGCCCATTGTCTTAACTCATGATACCCATCCTCAAACTTAGCATCAATCGGCGTGGGATACACCGACTTACGCTTTACATTCTCACACTGATTCTTCCACCAATCAATCGATGAGGGAGTCACGGATCGCTTTAATCGCTTAATCTGATCCTCTGCATCAAATTTGATAAACTTAGTATTTCGCCTTAAATCCTCTGGGCTAGGCTTACCATCAGGATCAAAATGAGTCACAGCAAGAGATAATATCACAGCATTGGATCGCTTGCCCAATGTCTCAACATCAAACATAAACATATTATCGCCCAGTAAACCTACTCAGTACCTCTGAAGCCTCAGGAAAAATACCTGAACTTAATTTCCGCTCAATCGATTCAAAATCAATCACGGTCAATGTATAATCTGGCTGGGGATGTGGCTTGCTCATGTCAACTACATGCATCACTCGAAACGTCGTGTCAATATTCCATCGGTTCATAATCATCTCCTAAAAAATCATATCATACACACTAATCATCTAACTGTCAAGCACCGGATCCTCCTGAAAGGAAATAGTCATGGCAATTCTAGGTACTTTTAAACAAAAAACAATATGCGGAAATGATGTTCGAATTAAGGTAGGTTCACTTAATTGAAAAGAAGAAACTGGCTGAATCTTTTTAATCAAATTACTGTCCCAATACTTTGTACCTCCGGGTGTCATTTGATACTTGTCTTTGTACTCCTCAGGTATATCATAAAAACAAGTCAAAGACTCTTCACAATTCAATATGGGAAGATTTAATCTGACATTCACACCACTGTTTAATCCTGTAGTGTGATCCGTATGTAAATTTGATTGACTATTGTATATGGTCAGTAATGTAATCTGCTTCACCTCACCAAACTTTTGAAGTTCACCATGAAATTCTCTATGAGTAGAAAAATACTCCTCATAATATTCGGTCTTAAACTCCTTCCAAAATGTATTCTCCACATTAAACTTCTTGGGATTTAAATTATAATAATAATAAAAATCCCTAGAATGTTTCTCGAAGTTTAATAACTCTACTCTTTTCCAATATGATATAGTTATTTTAAGAACCCGAAGTGTTGCTTGATTGTTGTTGTTCTAATAGAGTTATTAATTGTCGGAGTGTTTCAATATCATTTGGAGGTGATTCTGGTTGAGGTAATGGATCAGCAGGCTCGGGAGTATTACCCTCACTCACTTTTATATACTGAACACCATTGTATTCATAACCATCCAACCACTTCAAATAAGCTTGATAGTCCCCATTTGCTTCATCCAATGGAATATTAGCCATATCAGTCAATCTTTGTATACCACCTAAACCACCAAATGGATTATTAACTAATTTATACATTTTTTTCCTTTCTAATTATGCTGGTTCAGCATTCGCTTTATAATGAAACCCCGCCAATGCATGATTCACGCTTGCTGTTGTATAAAACATCGTACCATACCGACTAGCTCCTGATACGGCGGCACCATAATCACCTAAACCGCTGATATTCTGATTCCACAAATAACATAACCCCGCGGTTCCCGGGCTATTGAAACCATAAACTTCAACGGTCGGTGCTGCTCTCATAGGAATAGGCCACTTCCAAAAAAGGTATTGTTGGACAGTAGTAAATTGTAAATCGGTGTGTAATAGCATACCAATAACTGTTTGTGTTCCAGGTGCAGTACCATATGCCCAACTCTTTTGAAAATATCTCATACACAAATCCAATTCTTGCTGGAATGATCTTGTCTCAAATGGGCTAGCAAATATATTGTTTTGGTTGTTGGTTGTACCGAAAAATTCTAGTTGAATTCCAGTTAATCTGAGAGTTGAATTTAAAGTGTCTACCAATTGAATCGATGTGGCGTTGGTAGCATATGTGATTTGAGATGAAGTATCTGTCCAGCTACCCAACCCTAATGTGCCTCTATATGCAGTACCTATACCTAAGTTAAATATTACTCTTAATCCGGTATCAATAGTATTTAACCAAGTTCCTGTTGTATCGATAGGAATGATTACTTCATGATATTCCCATGTGTTAGCTGTAGCCACATTATAAACTTGATGAAACGTTCTATTTTGTGCGCTATTATGTAATCGTACAGTATAAGCTCCAGTTCGTGAAGCTTTAGCCCAAAAAGAAAGAATCATGAAATTTGCATTGCTTAGTCCAAATTCCATATCTGCAACATGTCTACCTTCAATATTTTGACCAAAAGCATATACATCGGTTGATCCTAATGTTGTCGCAGCAGTACATTTTATCTCCACACATTTTCGCAATGTCGTACCTGGAGAAACATTGGTGCTTCGGCGAGGAGCAAAATAGCCTGAAGCTGCATTAGGACCATCATCGACAATCTGTGTCGTAAATCTTCCCGTGGCGGCCCCTCTTGTCCACCAACGATCTATTGTATAGTATACCGTTGTTACATTGCTCGCAGTGAGAGTTGTTGATATTTGATTTACGCGAAAATCGCCGTTAATTATTCTATTTTTTAAGGGAAAATAAGTAGAACCATTGGCTGTTCTACCGCTAATAAGAGCGTTAGTTCCCGTTGTATAACCCAAATAAGTGTCCGATAAAATCATGGGCATTTTTTATTATTCCTTAAATGTCGCTATCGATTGCGGCAGTACCATAATAGCCAAAGTGAGAAATGCCAACGTTAAAATCTACCCGTGTCAAACTAGATTTTTCCGAAGAGTCAAAAACATGTCCCGTAACTCCTTGTTGACCACCGTCAAGTGAAAATTGCCCTCTTACACCAAATAAATTAAATAGAGTAACAGTAGGTGCTGTTCTTTTTGAAGAATGTTGAAGCGGAATATAAGATGTTGTTGAACATGAACTTTTAAATCTATAATAGACTCCAAAATTGGAGCTAATACTTGATGCATTTCCTGTTGCTGGAATAACATAACTTTCATCGGCAGTTTTTTCAAAATATCTTAGACATCTAAGATGATCTATTCCAGAATCCATTTTAGATGTTGCGGTTGAAACTCCTAATTTATATTGTATATCATCAATCAATGTTGTTGTAGTATGTGAGTAATTATATAGTACAGTAGAAGGAGTCCACCAAACACCGGCGGCATTAAATATATCTGTTCCCATAACATCAACTAATGCTTTGGTATAGCATCTATATCCTACGGTGCTAGAAACTATTTCTCGCGCGTAAGGATAGCTTGCTTGACTATTAGTATGCCCCGGATTCAATTCAAGATATGTTGTTCCGTTTGCGTTTGTTGTATATAAAACATCAAAAAAATTAAAATCGTTATAAGTTTCAGATGTCCCATAGAAAGTAAACTCGACAATAGTTTTATTGGCACTACTTCCTCCAAAGTTGTAACCTTCCCATCTTAACACATACCCAGTTAAACTAGACCCATCTGGTTGTGTAACTGTTCTTGATCCTCCATACAAGGTCAATAATCTTTTGTCACCTTTAAAGAATCCCACATGCGTTCGATTAGGTGATGCAGGAGATAATACAGTTGGAATACTGGCATAATTTCCTGTTGCATCTACTCCAAGAAGTCCGTTCGTTCCAACAATTAATGTACTAGTTGTTAATCCAAACATTCTAATAGGGAAAGGAAGAGACACTGTGAATGATGTATCATCAAAATCACCGCTCTGTAATAAGGTTAAACCGGTGATTCCATTTGTCGGAACACTAGTATTTCTTAATACATACGAATTTAACGCTGAAGCTGGTGCTCTCTCCAAACAAACACCAGTAAGATCAAATGTTTGCCCAGCAGTTTGATTTATGAGATTTGTTTGATATTGGTTTCCTAGGTAGTTGCCCGAAATCCATACAGATTCGGATCCTGCTGGGACGTTAAAGGTAGAACCTGAAGCTAGTGTCCAATATATGAGTAAAGACCAATCAGTATTTCTATTCCATGTTGAATCACCGCAAGGAGGAAGAGGAACATAAACCTTTGTCCATGTGTTTGCCGCTAATGTGTAATGTGTTACATACGCTCTATTAAAAGCTAAATTTCTAAACGAAACACAATAATTTCCTGCAATCGATGCTCTAGCCCAAAAAGACAATACAAAAGGAACACCATAAGGACTACCAAAAAAAGAATCATAAAAATCAAATCCTTCAATTCCAGTCATTATTCCAGAATAATCTCCCGAAGCTACGACGGTATTCGTAACAGTTGTTATACGAATATATGAATCATGATTTTCCGGCGTTACTGATGTTGGTTCATATGTTCTTCTATAATTTAATACATTTGATCCAGAAACGAAATAGCTATACACTCTAAATCTATCCGCAGCATAATGTTTAGTAGTATTATCGGTTGTACCACTAGGATGTGTCGTTACATTAGTCACATTTCTTTGCGATAATACCATGTTTCCGTTGGAAATTCTATTTCTGTAGGGGCTAAAATCTGCACCAACAGTTGTTAGTGGATAAGATCCGGCAGAACCTGTTCTATCAAAGACTATGCCACCGTTAGCTTTTAAAGTAATCGGCATTTATTTTTTCCTTTATTCTGGTGCGGCATCTATGGTTGCGCGATAATGTATATACGCTCCATAAAATTGTTCAACACCAGCTTTTCCCAAACTTGCTGGATTTGGGCCATATACTTGAAAATTACTGTCCGTTATTTGATTAAAATTCGCAGTACCATTTACATATGTGCCCTTATCTATAGAAAAGACTCCTGAAGAACCACCGCTAGGACCATAAGCAGTTATGGTGGGTGCGGCCCTCATTCTCGCTTCAAATGGAATTGTGTACCAAAAAGAAAATGTTGAATAACTATGTGCTCTCTGTTGTGTCCAAGTATAACCATATGAACCGACAAAGGTGCTTGTACCTACAGTGGTAGCATATGCATAACTTTTTTGATAATAACGCAGACATCTTCTTAATTGTTGAGCAACGGGAACAAATTCGAAAGGTGTCGCAATAAAACCAGGTTCTACTTGTACCTGAGCGAGGTCGAATGTTGCTCCGTTTGTTGCCATCAAATTTACATTAGATGCTGTTCCTGCGGGAACTGATGATGAAAAGTTATTCTGTACTGCACTTTGATAGGTTGATCCAACTCCACCAACAAACCAAACACCAAAACTAAAATTATTATCTATTGTTGGAGCGGGACAATTGTAAGCTGGATCAACATCAAAGGATAAACTTATATAAGTCCATTTATTAGTGGTCGCTAATGTGAAAGGTCTATAAGAATAGAACCACGTTCCAGTACTATTTCTAACACCTATCATTACACTATATTGTCCTGAAACGGAACTTCTGGCCCAAAAACTGACATTAACTCTTCTTCCCGCTGGATCTCCTAGATTTAATGATGTTATATCATTACCCTCAACCTGTTGGGAAGCAATCCAAAAAAATGATCCTGTGGATAGTGATGCCGTAGTATTTACTGTAGCTCTATAAAAATAGCCAGGAAAATTCTCTGTTGAGTTTTGTGTAATTGTTGCAGCACCATAATTAGAATTACCGGACCATCTGTCCATATTCATTTTGCCATTAGAAGTTGCATATGAAGCCGCAGCCCTTTGATTTATACGAAAATCTGCGTTGTGAATAACGTTCCTATTAGTACGAAGTTCATCTCCCAGACTACCTGCTGGAGTTAAAATATTGGAACTGGACATCGTGATAGTCATATTTTACTCTTGTATCTCGTGTGAATTTTTCATTACCATCATATTTATAAACTCTACCGCATCATCTTCCACACAAAAATATCTTATAAAAGTTTGTGCTGTATACTTAGATACCATCATTAAAAGTATTTTTTCACTTTCAAATATAGAAAATTTAATGATCCACCCGCTCCTTACGACCGGGCGGAAGCAGACTAAATTATCCTTTATTTGATCCGAAAGAGAAGTTTTCGAATTCTTGTACGACTTTTCTTGCATTAGTGAAATATAATCCGTTCATGTAGTTGAGCCCCCACGTATATGTAGCAAAATCAGGACCTGCCATTTTCTCAAATGCAGCTACGAATTCTTTAGTTGCTTTTTCTTGAACGTCAATTACTGACAATGAAAAAGTTTTTAATTGATCTTTACCAAACATGGCTATCTCCTTATAAAAAAGCCTATGTTCTTATTTATGCTGCATTGCACAAATATTAGACTCAACCCATTCTTTTTCACCTAGAAATTCTGGGCTATCCTCTAGTTGTTTCTGAGTTTCCCATAGAATCTTATAGAGTTTCTGTTTAGCACCAAACTGTGTAAATCCATCCATTCTAGGATCCCGAATGTAATAACCATAATCTCGTATTTGATCCACAATTGTATTCATAGTCACCCCATCTTTTTAACTGGTGTCCAATTATATTCATCCAGCAAAGGTCGTGTTTGCCAGATTGTACCATCATCACACAAAGCAAACAATACTACCTGCCCCGTATTAGTTACTGCGGATGATATTTGCACAGGTTTTCTTTTTTGTTTCACTTCAGGTTTAGTTTCTTCAGCCATTATTCATCTCCTCTCCATTCTTTTCCATTTTCGTCTGTGAGTTTAAGTGGTCCTGAATAATATGTATCTATGTAATGAAGTGACCATCCATTCTCTTCAAGTTCTTCATCATCCATATATTGAATCTGCTCTTTTTCTTCTTCGGTCAATTCATCGCAAAAGTTATTAAATGACCAACATCCATCATCAGAGTACATGTCTGGATATTCCAAATCTTCTGTGACATTGAATCCATGCTCATTTTTCAAATCGATATCAGGAAATTCTTCAGATTCAAATGATGCAGAACCCCAGCGCCAACCATATTCTCGTTCAAACCAAAGTTTTCTCTCACCATCTTCTTTAAACCAGTTTTGAATATCTGTTACTGATTTTTTCCAAATAGGTTCTAGTGTATATCTCATATCACACTCCACTATTTAATTTGCGACCATACACGTTTGCGAATTTCGTTTTGCAGAGACTCTGGTAGGTGAACATAGTCCAATTCTTCGCTCATTTTCGATCCATTCTTAAATGCCCAATCGAAGAATTTTAGTACATCATCGCTGGCCTTCTTGTCTTTGGGTTCTTTGTACATGATAATAAAACTTGCTGTACTAATTGGCCAAGTATTTTTTCCTGGTTGTTCAACAATACTTAGACCCATGCCTGGAACACTAAACCAATCTGCACCAGCAGCAGCCGCAGCAAATGCTGTATCATCAGGATCTACAAAAACACCATCTTTGTTTTGCAATTTCATATATGTCATGTTGTTTTTCTTAACATATGCATATTCAACATAACCAATCGAACCTTTAATTCTATCAACATTTGCTGCAACACCTTCATTACCTTTACCACCGACTGAGCTTGCCGCTGGCCATTTTACAGCAGCACCACGCCCAACTTTCTCTTCCCATTCTTTACTTACAACAGTCAAGTAGTCGGTGAAGTTAAATGTGGTGCCTGATCCATCTGCTCGATGAACAACGGTAATTGCACTACTGGGAAGATTCTTTCCTGGATTCAGTTCTCTAAGTTGAGGATCGTTCCATCGAGTAATGGTACCCATAAAAATTCGTGCGAGAACCACACCATTAATCTTCAATTCACCTGGACTAAAATTATCCAGATTAATGATTGGTACTGTACCACCAATGATTGCGGGAAATTGTACCTGCCCTCTTTTCTCCAGTTCATCACCTTTCACAGGTGCATCAGATGCACCAAATGTAACTGTACCAGAGTTAATTTGACGAATGCCACCTGAACTACCGATACTTTGATAATTCAAACCAATTCCTGTTTCCTTCTTATATGCTTCAGCCCACTTCGCATAAATCGGATATGGAAATGTTGCACCGGCACCAGTAATGATTTGTGCATTCACCGACATCGAAAAAGTAGCAATCAATAAAAATAATAGTTTCTTCATTTTTTTTCCTTTCAAAAATTAAGCTGCTCTACCCCAAACTTCATCCCAATTTCCACTTAATGCACCCTTTGCATAATCGGTTGCGCGATTTTCAAAGAAATTGGTATGAGTGGGTGCATTAATCATCTCTTCAACCCAAGGTAATGGATTTTTCTTCACTTTCATTATACCCTTGAGACCAAGACTAATAAGGCGACGATCAGTAATATAACGAATGTAACGTTTAACGTCATCAGAAGATAAATCAAGCATATCGCCCATGCCAAATGATAAATCGATAAAACGATCTTCGAGTTCAACCATTCTTGTTGCAATAGTATAGATTTGAGATTTGAGATCATCGTTCCAAATTTCACGATTTTCCTCTACATAAGTTCTAAACAATTTAATCATCGATTCGGCATGCATTGTTTCATCAACAATCGACCAAGTTACAATCTGACCCATGCCTCGCATTTTACCATGCCTTGGAAAATTTAGCAACATAATAAATGAGCTAAACAATTGCATACCTTCGGTGAATGCAGAGAATAATGCAATGTTGGTTGCGACTGTTGATGCATTTACAACACCATTAGCCTGATTCAAAATGTAATCATGTTTATCACGCATTTCCTGATATTCAAGAAACTGATTATATGTAGTTTCTGGTAGCCCAAGGGTTTCAATCAAATGACTATATGCAGCAACATGCAAAGACTCTCTTGCAGCAAAGCCAGACAGCATCATGCGAATTTCAGGCTGAGGAAAATAAGGTAAATAATTACGGACGTAACCGCCAGCAACGTCAATATCTCCCTGCGTAAAAAATCTAAAAATATGCGTGAGAAATTCTTTTTCATTTTGTGTCAACCTATTCTTCCAATCTTTAACATCTTCGAGCATTGGTACTTCAGTATGAAGCCAATGACTCTGTTCATGTTTGAGCCATGCTTCATAAGCCCATGGATATGTAAAGGGTTTAAAGTAATTTCGTTCATCTGTTAGTTTTAATTTTTTCTTAACCATTTGCCCACTCTCTTATTTGTTCTGGTGTGTGTACTCCGACTAATCTCTTTTGATCCGCACCATCCATTAGAATCAATGTTGGCACAGACCGAATTGCATATTCAACAGCAACCTCATCAAACACATCAATATCAATAACTTCAATGGGAATATCTAATTTAGCCAATTCTAAATTTTTGGCTAATGATTTACATGGCTGACACCATGAAGCGGTAAATCTAAAAATCTTTTTCATTTTTATCCTTCGCAAGCTAAACAGTTTTCACCTTCAGCTAGTGCTTTCAGGTCAATTTCTTGAATTACATTTCGTTCAATCTTATTAGACACTTTATCTGCTTTAGCTAACTTCTCACTACGACAATAATACAATGTCTTTAGCCCTTGTTTCCAAGCTTGAAAGTGTACAGCATGAAGATATTTAATGTCAACATCTGGTCTGAAAAACAGGTTAATGGATTGCGCTTGATCGATGTAACTCTGTCGATGACTTGCATGTTCTACAATCCATCGTTGGTCAATCTCCATAGAGGTTTTGAATACTTCTTTAACCCATTCTGACATCCACTCTAGGTGCTGAACTGATCCATCATTTGCAATGATACTGCTCCAAGTTTTATCATAATCAATTGAAGCATCATCTTGACAAGCTTCAAAAATGATTTTATCTAAAAATTTGTTTTTATTCAGGAAAGATCCCGATAAAGTATCTTGACGATAAGCATTAGCGCGATAAGGCTCAACGCTAGGGCTGGTATTGCCCATAATAATAGATGAACTTGCATTGGGAGCAATAGCCATAAGATGGGCAAAACGATTCCCAGAGCCAGCGCAATCAGGGGCTTCGCCGCGTTCAGTACCCAATTCTCTATTTGCAACATCAAGTGACTCCCGAATATGTTTAAAGATTTTCTTATTGACACTTACTGCGAGTGGTGATTCCCAGGGGATGTTTTTCTTTTGTAGATATGCATGAAAACCGAGGGCACCAATACCAATAGAGCGTTCCATAGTAGCAGAATATCTTGCTCGCGATATGCTATCAGGAGCATTATCAATGAAATACTGTAGAACGTTATCAAGCATCTCGGCCACGTCCCGAAGAAAAAGTTTGTCATTTTTCCAAGCATCATAATACTCCAAATTTAATGAAGACAGACAGCATACTGCGGTTCGATCTTTGTCGGTTGGTAATACAATCTCACTACAAAGGTTTGATTGTTTAATTGATAGACCCTTTTCTTTTTGATACCAAGGCAAATGACGATTGCTTGTATCAATGAAGTGGATGTAAGGCTCACCAGTGAGCATTCTTGTTTCGAGAATCTTTTGCCATAGTTCCCTTGCTGATACTGTATCACGAATTTCACCATTATGTGGATCAATAAAGTTCCATGAATCATCAGCATTTGGATCTAACATGCATCGTTCGATAATTTGCATAAAGTCATCAGTAATATTAATACCGTGATGCAAATTCAACGTTCGCATATTAGGATCACCTGTTGGTTTCCGCATTTCAAGGAAGATAGGAACATCAGGGTGGGAAACATCAAGATATGCAGCATAAGAACCGCGGCGAGTGCGACCTTGACGATATGCCAGCGAGGAGGCATCGTAAGTACGCAAGTGAGGCATAATGCCAGTAGACTTATCATCAGCAGAACGTATTCCAAGACCGATTCCAATTCCACCTCCTAACATTGAGAGCCAATTTACTTCCGACAAACAGCCCACCAAACCTTCTGCGCTATCGTGTAGGTAGGGTAGAAAACATGAAATAGGCAAGCCACGACGAGAACGCCCAAAAGACAAAATGGGAGTAGAATAACTGAGCCAATGGTTACTACTGTACTCATATAGCCTTTGAGCATGTTCCGGCGAGGAAGAGAAAGCTTTTGAGACATATGCAAACCTTTCTTGTGGAGATACTTCTTCGTCCTTCATATAGGATTCTTTTAGTCTGATTTTTCCCAATTCATCAAATAGACTATCCCGAGAATAGTCCACCTTTATACCGTGAATGATATCCATTTTTACTCCAGATTATTTTTATTGTTCTACAAATTCAGATGAAAGAGGAAACACCTCAGCAATCACTTTCGCACATTCTCTAGCAACTTCACGGTGCTCTTTTTGTGTGCCATTACCACTACGCAACTCAATAAAATGGACCCATGAACGTAAGGTGCCATTCATGTAAATTCTGGACACTGTAAGACCTTCTGGTAAAACGGCTCTTGCTTGCTCTTTTGCAATACCTTTACTGATAGCCCATTCATATGCAGATTTGGCTTCCGTCAATACACGCTGCTGCATCATTTCCCATTGATATGCGATTTGTCGATCCGCATCGTTTCTTAAATCAATATCAACGCTGTTTTGCCTATTTTTAGTATCTTGATACCGTGCTTCACGCAAAACAAAATTCAAATCTTTAGTGGGATCTGCATATCTCTGACTAAATTCCTGAAAGGAAAATGAACGATGCCTGAGAATTTGCCTAGCAATATCTCGGGTCGTTTCGATTTCCAAACAAGCAGATACCATCTCCAGGGGACTCCAGTGCTTATGTTTAATCAAATAACGAATCAATTTTTCAGATGTTTCCAAATTGAATTGATTGCTTGGGTTAGAAACTCTAGCACAAAACGCAATCAACTCTTGTGCCGTATAGATACCTTCTTTCTGAAATTCAGCAGATGGTTTACTTGAACTAATTAACTTTACTTTCATTATATTTTCTTCCAAAAAACAAATTTTGTAATCGCTTCCAAACCGTAAAATGTGTTATTACTTATAATCGCTTCAATTTCATCTGTTGAAATTCCCGACATAATCATCTCATTGATGTCTTTCTGTCGAATATTATCTGGCCAAACAACAACATAATTCATTGATTTAATTGCTTTTTCCATGAGACTCACGATTTCCTTATTCCGAGGCTCATTATCGAAAATTAATATTTTTTTATTTGAGTTAATATTTTTACCTGCAATGCTCAAACTTGAATCACCTGAAGCAACACAATTTTTCAGAAATAAAGAATCAATAGGACCTTCTACAATCTTAACTGGCTCAGATAAGTCTACACGATCCATACCGTAGATTAGTTTACCTTCACTTTCATTTGTGCGAATGGTGACATACCGAAGTTTCTCATCGGATGTAACCAATGCGCGACCTGATACCGCAATCAGATTATTATACTCGTCAAAAAACGGAATTACTAGCCTTGCATCGGGTGTAATTTCTTTGTCGTGATTAGGATATACTTCATCACAAAACTTTTTAAAATTTGCGGTAAAGTATAGTTTGTTATGATATTCTGTAGGTATATGTCTGCGTGTCAAATATATTTTACAAAAATGTTTATCCGCTAGAGAATCACACCTTTCAGCATTATCGAACGTAGGTGCATCTATTTTACCGAATCTAGGTGAGGGTACATTGAATACTTGTGCCCGAGTATTAGCACCGTTAATTTCACCCGATTTATATCTCTCTAGTACATAAGACTTATAGATTGAATCATCAACTTGCTTGATGAGATTACCCACAGACATACCAGCACCACAGTTATGGCATTTATAAAACAAATCATTACCTTTGCGGTAAATGTACCCGCGCATCTTGCTTTTGTTTTTGCGGGAATCTCCACAAATTGGGCAACGAACATTGAAAAGATAATCAGACTTTCTCTGAAACTTTTCAAAACGTGGGGATAAAAGGAGGGTATACTTTAGATCGACACTTAGACTCATAATATAAAAAGAAAAGGTTACTTAAAGATTTTAGTAATCATATCAAGATTTACGTTAGAAAGCAACCATGCGAGAGCAACAATACCTCCGGCAGCCATCCATTTCCATTCCAAAATCTTTTTAATTTCACCGTCTTCTTTTTTATTGTGTTCTTCAATGTGTTCGCGAAGAGATTTAAACTCTTCCATAATTCTTCGTTCAGTCAATTCTATCTTATCTGAAAGGTTCCTGTCAACTGTTGTTATTCTAGAGTGCAATTCTTTTATATCCATTACGGTATCATTTTTTCTTTTGTCCATATCATTATAAATTTGATTTACGGTTTTGTCCTGATTGTCCATGAGTTTCTCAATAACCTTATCCATTTTGTCACAGAGTTGGGTCAACGAGGCGACTTGTGTTTTAAGTACGCCTACGTCAACCTTCATTTGAATTGACTCTTTATCTTCCATTATTTCTTTTCAGGAACTTTCGTACCTTCTAGTTTTTGATGAACTTTGATTTCTTTACATTCTTGAACAGGTTTGCCATCTTTATCCAAAACTTTTTTACCATCATTTGTTACTTTGTCAACACAAACTCTTTTTGTTTCTGCTGCAAAAGAAATATTATGATAACTAAGAATTGGTATTAAACCTATGATTGCTGCTGTGATAATCAGTTTCATATTTATATCCTTATTTTAGTAATGGTTGTGAAGGTGGTGGTGCTTTTGGAGCAAATTTCTCGGATGCTGTGAATCCTAAACCAGCAACTACGATATACATCATTGAATCAAATAATGCTGGAGTAACTTTATGTCCCATAGTATCAGCAATAAAACCTCCTACACAGACTAGAAAAGCCAGAAAAGTAACTACTCTTTTACTACTTACAGATCCATTAATACTATCTTGAAATAATGATTGTATCATATTAAATCTCCGGCTGAGGAGCAGCAGGTGGTGCTAATTTACCTCCAAATCCTGGAACAGGTTGTACAATTATAGCATTAGAAGGTAAACCAGACAAAGTTGGTTCTTTCTTTTCAGGTCTAGGATCAGGTGCTTGCTTTCTTGTTTCTTCCATTGTAGTTTTGAAAGATTCGGTGGCCTGCTTTTGTGCTGCCAACATTGCTTCTTGATCTTCTTTTTTCGATCCAGCTAACATAATACCGGATAATGTGCCAGTCAAGAATGTTGCAATCGGAACAATCAACTCGAAAAATTTCTGGTCGATTGGTGACATTGCATTTAATGGCTGTGTCACAAAGATAATCGAATACAATACTACAAATACGATACCTGTGAGTGTTAATGCAAGACAAACTCCAATAAAGAATTTCAATCTCGCCATCAACTGTTCTTCAGTATATACAATAGGTGTATTATTTTGCATTATTAGCTCCTTGCGGTGGGCAAGCTTGACATGTTTGACCAGCCTGCGTCATCGGTTGATTTCTTGTTTCTGGTGGTCCTAATCTTGGATCACGCTGCCCTTTAAATATGTGTTCTGGGCATGTCCTTGTTACATCACAGTGAGGCATCTTACACATTTCCTTATCCCAATTTTTAGGATCTTGACAGGGATATCTAAAACGATCCCCTCCAAACACTGCTAGAGTAAGAGGAAGTAATAACAAAACAAGAAGCCCCAAAAAAAGTTTTTTGTCGCTCACCATTTATACCTCCAGAACGTGTAAAGCATGTTCGTAATGTTTAATACGATCATCTAAACCAATCGTCCCACCATTAATTCTTTTTGTTAATGTAAGAATATCACCTTTGTCAGCCCACTGATTGAGTTTATTACTTTCCCAGAACCAACAAGCTGATTGTGCAGCACCCTCGAAAGTTGTCAGATACTCTGATGCTTCTTCAGGAGTTATTTCGAGTGAAGCAGCAAACCAAGTATAATTATGTCTACCAGTAAGTTGTATCAATCCACGACCTCTAAAACGGTATCCATCACCTGATGCTTCATCACCATTTCCCATTCTACTTGCATAAATTCTATTTGCTATCGCTTCTTGTTTATTTGGTCGTGAAGCATAATCTTGTGCGATTGCATCATCAGGAAAATACTTGGGAAATATTTTTCTAAGTGATTGCCAACGATAATTTAGATTCTCTGTTAGAACCATAAAGCCACCAGATTCGTGGGCACACTGCGCTATGAATGCAGCCATTCTCTTTGGCGTATTAATTTCATAGTCTGGAAACAGTTGCTCAAGTGCTTTATGCCAATGCGAAACGTAAGGATTTTTTGGCAATAATTGTTTTAATTGTTCTTGTGTAATCATTTGACATCCTCAAAAATCTTTTTTTGTACTTTATACCATTCAATCCATGCTTTAGATTTCAATGAGCAGTCATGATATAACATATAATTATCAGTCACAGTCTTTGCAATATCACTCAATTTAACTTCTGTTTCTAATTTTTTAAGTTCCGCGCAAGGCTCAAGCAACATATCCGGTGCAGTAGGAAATTTAGGTTTTATTGGCACTGGCGTAGAACATCCCGCTAATAATAAAAGTGTGCATAATAAAACAATTCTCATTGTATTTTCTCTGCTGCTTTATTGTGTACATCTACGAATGCAGGAGGTATTTCACATTTATTATCAAATTTAACAACTTCGCGGTCAACGTACTGGATAATATCTTTACCTTTTTCTTTTATAACTTTCTGTTGAACTACAACTTTTTCAACAATCTTAACTGTTTCAACTGCACCTTTTGCTTCTGCTTCAGCAAGTTTAGCTTCAACTTCTTTTACTTTTGCAAGCCACGATTCATTGTTTGCTATTGAACCCGCCATATAAACACCAATGACAATAAAAATAACCGATACGATTTGTATCGGAGCTTTGTACATGTAAAGTGCGGGGATTGGAATGAATTTAAGCAAATAGGTTATTAAGAAACCTATTACACCTATAAACAGTATTGCGTAGAATATCCAGTTAGGAAGCCACTCTAATATCCACATTACCGCCCTCGACCATATCTAAGGTACATCATTGCGCCTGTCTGTTCATCTTCAAGTACAATGCCTTCTTTCCAGTTTTTATTTGCATATTCTGAAATCTCTTTTGCAATTACTGGATCACCTAGATACGATTCGAATCGTGCATACTTTCGTTTGAGCATTCTTGCCATTACGAAATTTTTTGTTGGAACTTTAAATACTCTCGAACCAGCGAACTTCTTTTTTATTCCTGGTTCTGCTTGATTGGGTAGATTTGGATTAGGAACACCAATACCAGCAATCGCACCACCGGCGACTGCATTTGTTGGTACTGCATCTTCTTTAATCTTCATTTACAAACCTAAATGTTGTGTCTTTATTTCTTCTATTCATTGTATAGTTTGTTTGCAATCTAATTTCTGGATTTTGAAATGTCCAGCATTGCCCATTATCATCTAAAAACACCACCCATTCAATATGATGTTCTTGACTTCGTTCTATCATCATAAATGCCCATCCACTTCCTTTTGGTGTCACCATCGGTATTGGTGGGTTCAACTGAATCATCATAAAATATTATTCCTCAATACTTCTGCTATTCTCATATCAACTGGAATATCCGAAGAGTGAATATCTCTTCCTTTTATTCCTTTTACTACATTCGGCATATTATTTAGAAATAACAAATACGTTTTTAACGCTGAATAATCATCTTCAATAATTTTATAAAACAACATTCTTGTCGCAGGTTCAACTCCAAACACATTGTATAAAACAATCAAATGATTTATTACAAGTCTCTCTTTTAACTCACCTTCTTTTCTATATCTACGAAACAATCTCTTCAAATAATTGAATCTCTTCATATCTTCTCTAAACTCACTCATTATGCAATTAGGTTTGTCATATGCTTTAATTGCATACATGACAAAATTGTCACTTGTTAAATCATCAAAAGACATTATTTCTCAGATTCGCCTTCGACTCCTGAATTCAGCATTTCCTCTGCACCTTCTTCATCGGTCACTTCAGCATAAAAATCGTAATAACCATTATCGGTTGGATAATACAGAATGTAAATATACTTATCTGTACCATCGATAGCTTCGACTATTTCTTCCCCTTCAGAGCTTAAATCATATAGTGGATGAAAATCTAAATTTTCAACCATGAGTATTTTTCTGACCAAAGTAATTCCAGTTTCTGGTGTGTAAACTGGATCTTCCAATACAACATTCAACATCAGATTCAACTTTTCAACAACCGAAGAGTCTAATGAAGATGAATCTACCGGCACATCACCGGTAGATTGCTCATAATCTTCTTTAATAAAGTTTTTAAAATCCATCAGATATCTTTAAAAATCGTATCATCGGAAGCATCAACAATACCTTGAGTTCCGATAGTACCCATAGCAACAAGAGTTTCGACTTGCGTTCTACCTGCACGACCACCCATTGTTATCGTGATAGCAACGTTAGAGTTAGCAACTGTACCTACAACTGGAGAACGTTCGTAGTTACCACCACTATTGATTTGAATACCGGTGATTAACCCTGTTGTAGCATTTGCAACGATTTGTGCATTGGCTGCTGTTGTTCCTGTACCACCACCAGTAAATGTCAAATAAACTGTACCAGTAATCGAATCTGGTGAATAAGAATTCGCATTTGCAGTGAGTGATGCAATAGGACCTGTTCCTTTCATTACAGCAACCCAACCAGCATGTTGCGGTTTGACATTGCTTGTTTGTGCGACGGACTGTTCAGTAACGTCAACACCGAAGATACCGACAGTACCTTTGTATCCTGTTTGAAACGCGCCGATTTGTGTATTACCAAATACTGTCTCACCATTGGCGCTTGCTGCAATACCAGTAGAAATACCGGTAAATTTTGGTGCAGCATTAGCTGAATCTGATTTTGCCCAAAGTGACATTTAAAATCTCCTTATTTTTTATATTTATGAGTTTATACTTTTACGATTTGTGAAGAGAGTTCAGGTTCAGATTGAAAAGTTTCTGGCTTTTCTTTTTTATTATCTTTACCTTTTTTAGCTAAATCTTTTACCATACCTGCCGTCTTTGAAAGGCTTCTTTTAGCAGCAGTGTTCACTTTATCTTCAGCGTCTTCTGGCTCCATATTTTCTTTGATTCCAGCTTGTCTTTTCGCTGCGGCTTTAGCTAGTTCTTTAACCCTCTGCATAGGATCTTTTTTATTTTCTGAAGAAACTATTGTGGGATTCTTAAAAGGAACTTTTGGCTGACCAGATATGAAACGACCCTCATGTGCACCGGATGCTGTAGCTTGTTCGGTAGCCATTTTGATACCTTTTTGTCTACGAGCAATAATATTTTTAGCAAAACTTCCATATTCACCTTTTACATGAGGCTTTAATTCTTTAACTTCTGCTTTAGCCTTTTGAACATAAGATTTTTTTGTTTCTTGACTGATTTCATCAAGTTGTTCAACTTCTTCTTTTTTCATTCTTTCACGCTTTGCAGCAGCAGTTTCTTTGCCAGATTTAGTGAAACCATATTTTGCATATTTGCCGCTTGCAAGATCATGAGCATAAGTTCCTGGTGCAGCCGGTGCTTTAATATTCTTTCTGGGTGTCACAATAATTTCACTCTCTTTAATCTCAGCTTGCTTCAAAATGCCTTTCACTAAAGGAGCTTTTAATTGTTTGTGACGAGGAACGGAAATATGATGTTCAGCTTCAGAATGTGTGTATACATCATGGCTGCCTGATGATCTCGACAACTTCCATCCTTTTTTCTTCAAATGGGAATGAACTGCGCGAGTATCCATATTTGCACCAGGCATCTCATCGAGTTGTTCAACTTCTTCACTTACAGACTTCCAGCCACCACCTTTTGATTTGTACCACTTAGCAGCCCAACCATTTGCGTAAGCAGAAGGATACACATCAAATTTAGATTTAGCTAGTGCTTTTGCGCGGGACCACAATGCAGGATTTGTTGGTGCATTTTTTTCTTCGAGATATTCAACTTCTTCATTCATCGCAGATTTTGCTGCTTCAATAGAAGTGTAATATTTTTGTTTTTTGCCATTTTTATATAACGCAAATGCATCTTCACCATATTTTTCAATATGATTTTCACCTTTTTTGAATACAACTTCACCACCCGACTCTTTAATGTATTCTTCGTTCATTTCAGCAGTCATATAGTTTGCAACTGTAGAAATATAATCTTCAGCTAAAGTAATCTTAGACTGGCACCATTCAGGCAAATTAGTGTTTGGCTCTAGCATATCATGAAGACGTTGAGCATTATGCATGATACTACGAAGATCGGACATAGCCATATCACCTTCGTAGTCGTACTCGCCTCTATCTTCATCCTTGGATTCGGTGATGCCTCTCACCGAATCTGCAACTTTCGAAAATTTTTTCATACTTAGTCCTTCTTAGCCATTTTGGTAGCAGTAGCGTACATAACTTCTTTTGCTCTTTCACCATAACGCTGTTTGAATCCTTCAAGCCCCTTTTTCATAGACTTGACATATTTCTCGCGCTTTTCCATTTCACCTGAAGATAATGTGCGCTCATCAATTTGTTCGACTTCTTCTTTATTTAATTTACCGGTGCCTCTTACGACACCTCTGGAACCAGCACCAATACCCATTTTTTTAGTAGCTAATTCCATACCTGACCTTCTTTTGGCAAATCTAGCTTGATGAGGATCTCTCATTTTCTGGATTTCATCGGAAGCTTTTGAGAGAGCCTTGTGTACGGCAGGTGCGTTTGTTTTGGAAATAGGATTAGCACCTCTCATTCCTGGAGCACCCTTATTAGTATTTGCCATTAAACGTTTTACTTTTTGATGTTCTATACCTAACTTATTATCTTTGTCAAAGGCATCATACTGATCCTTTGCAGCAGCCTTTTTATAACGACTTAAAAGGTTTTTAGATAATTCATCTAATTGTTGATACTCTTCAGTTTGCATGAAGTTTTCGATATCTTCAATAGTAAATGTTTGTTCAACCGATTCTTGTTTTACAGCCTGAACTGCGGGCTTTGCAACTTCAGCTTTTGCTTTACCCTGAGATTTATCTTGTGCTTTCTTGATTTCAGCATTGAACTCATCTTGTGAAGCTTCTTCTTTGATTGGATGAAAACCCATCTCTGCATGTCTTTTTCTATTTTCTGGAGTATCAACGATAACTTTTTCTCTTCCAGATGTCTTATGAACAAGCATAACTGTTTTTTGTTTTTTCTTTACTGGACCTAAATCATCACTCTCGGCAATTTCAACTTCTTCTTTTTTCAAACCACCGCGAGCTTCAGCCGATTTAAGCATTGCGATACGATCACGATAACCACCGGTCCCTGACTTCATGTGCTTAGAGGCTTCCATCTCACCTTTAGTAGGATTCTTGATGTGCTTCATTGTAGTTTTAGCTTGATGACTTTGTGCTTCATCAACCTGCTCAACTTCTTCTTTCTTCATTCCAGGTTCTTTTTGTGGTGCGCTCCCTGCTTTACCTTTAACTAAAGTACCTTTAGCTTGACGAGCTAGGAATTTAGCAGCACGTTCATCATGACCAGGCATCAAACTTGTCATTGGAACTTTACCTTCAGGAGCCTTACGTTCATTTTCTGGATTGTCATAGCCTTTACCTTTGACAACTGCTTCCTTAACTGGCTTATGACCTGCACGAAGTTTAGAAAGATCGCCAGCATCAATCTTGTGTTTTGGTTCACTCATCTTAGCAATAGCTTTCTGTTTTGATGAAAGTTCTGCTTCCATGACTTGTTTTACTGCCTCTGCTACTGATTTTAGAATCTTATCGTTATACATGGTTGCCCCTTTTTAAGTTTTTATCTAGTAACTTCTTCCCAGTCCATAGAACCATATATGTCTGCACCATTGGAACTTGCGGCTGCGACTAAGGTTAATTCATATGGAGTGTTTGTCAAACCGTTTCTTTCTAACTGAAATTTGAATAATGCTTCTTTTAGAATATCAATTGGTGCTGATGCTTGATTAGTTGATGCAGTAAAACCTGAAGCTAAAACTCTACCACCAGTAACCGATCCACCATCTATCTTATATTCTACCGCAGAATTATCTCCAGCACTCACCCATGTTCCACCACCAGATGTATTTGCACCTGCTCTTACTTGCCAATTGTAATATGCATTTGAAATTCCCAAAATTGATAATGCTGTTAAAATAACAATCGCATCCAAACGATTAGGTGTTGTTTTTAATCTTATTGAAATAACAGGATAATATGTTCCTGCTGTGGGCAAATCTACTGGTGATGTAATTGGTACTTGAACTGCTTGTTGTGAGCCAAACAATTCATATCCTCCTTCAGACATTATAGAGGAACAAATCTGACTCAGTGTTGAATTACTTGTGGTTATACCTGTATTTTTTATTTCGATTCTTAAAGGTAATGATGCCGTTGTCATATAAGGCACAGTATTTCTATTATCATTGTGGAATATATGCACTGGTATCATTTTTCCATCCACAACAAAACCACAACGAACATCACCAACACCTAACCATTCAATGTCCATCCAAAAAATATTTGTTTTACTTACATCCAATCCATTAACGTGTTCGGGACCACCGATTTGTGTTGAATAACCAGTACCATCAAACTTATCAATATTCCAATTAGATTGTGCAACTCTTGTTTCCGTGACTGTGCTGGAAGTATTCGATCTCAATACAAGATAATTTGTTGTGCCATCATTCTCTAAGTATATACCATTGCTTTGATTATAATAACCAATTCTCTGACGAAGATTTGCTTTTGGTGCATTCATCGCAACAGAATTCAAAATTAACAGAGATTTACCTGGCTGATATGAAAACACCTTTGTTGTTTCTCGAATCACCTCAGCATTTGCAGTTGTACCAATATTCAAATCAATTGTACTTTGATTCTCTACAAAAGTAACCGAACTGTTACCTGCGGTGTTTGCTGATACCCACAAACCATTATCAGAAAATCTATGTGAACTATCAAAGAGTGTAAATGGTTGTGAAAAACGTAAACGCCCGAATGCATCCACCATAGAACCAGATGGTGTTAGATTATCAGACAACATATTCACCTCATAACGAGTGAATACTTGCCCCGAGTCTATTATATTTTTATCGGACCTAAACTGTGCCATTTATCAGCAATTCCAACGGCGTAGTGCCTTGTTGATTGGGCTATCTGGATCTCTTGCATTTTCTGGATTTGTCAAGCGTTTTTTCATTCCACCCATTCTGGAGCAAAAAGATTTACGGCGGGCTGCACGTTTACCAGTAGGATTCTTTTCAGTGACAGCAGTTTTTAACTTAGAACCTGGATTCTCACGACGATATGCATTTACAGCCTTTTGTGAAAGACCATCAGTTCTATCAGCCTTGTTTACTTTTTGCCAATCTTCGTTGACTTCTTCTTTCACACAAGAACCTGGAGAGTATGGCTTTTTACCCGGTACTGGTTTATGCCCAGGCCAGCATCTCTCTGCGATAAAATCTTTATAGCGTTTCATAGGTAATTTCTCTTTTTAAATGTTGAAAGACTGATACCTTTCTTTTGTAACTCATCTGCTTTTTGATCACCTATGCTTGCACCTGTTTCATCACCAGTTAATTCTTTGATAGGTGTTACTTTACCTTTTTTATTAATCTTCTCACCCATATCGCGACCTAGACTTTCTCCAGCACCAGCCATCGAAAGCCCAGGCTCTATGCCTTTGTCGATTTCGTTGATTTTCTGTTTGAAGTTTTCTTTGATCTTTGTGAGGGTGATTTTGGTCTTTTTACCTGTTTCGGTGCCTCTGTCTTCACTACTTTCTTCGGTTCTTCCTTCTTCACTGGTTCCGTGACTTTCGGGGCAACCGCAATGCTCGGTGATGGTAATTCTTCCTTCTTCTCTTCGACTTTGGTCGATGGTGTGGGTAGAATCAATATTTTGTCCTGTGCCGCTCTTATTGCTCCATCCAATGGATGTGGTTCCGTCGTATTCTTTGGGCGAAACAAATTCTTCAGAAAATTGAACATTTAAGCTCTCCTTTAATTTAACCATGTAACCTTTTTCTGCTTTGACCACTTCACCGTTGTTTCGATGTGCATCTTTCGCAGCAGCATTCCTGAGTATATAGATTCTTGGGCGACCATTTAAAGCGACATATACAGAACCGTTGTATTTTATTTTTTTAATTCCTGTATACTCTTCGCTGATTTTTCCTTTTCCATAATTGGAGACATTAATAGGTTCTCCTTTTCTTTCTGGATTAGGATCATGCCTACGTTTTGCAGAAACAGCAGAAGCACGTTCTTTTTTACTTAGTTTTGCTCTTTTTTCATTTGACATACACTTTGGTTTAGCTTCGCCAGGTTCTCTAGCGCAAGGACCAATCGCTTCACCTTTGCTATTGATTCTTTTCCAACCACCTTCAGGATGTTTTGGATTGAACCAATTTCTCAAATCTTCGAAAACTGGAACTTTTTTGCCTAGAGTTAATGCATCAAATGCTCTCGTATCTGAAAATTCATTTGTTTCTTCTTCTACTTCTTTCTCACCGTTACCTGTAAGCATACCAAAAGCTTGTTTCAATTCTTCTGGCGTATCAGCAGTAACACTAACAGTTATAGCTTCAAATAATTGTTCGAATTCATTATCCAAAGACTCTTTCATCTTCAATGGTTGTGAAGAAGCACTTACAGGTATACTTGCTGCCTTCTTTTCCATTTTCTGTTGTTGAACATGGGTTGGATCTTGTACCAATTTACCGTGGACAGAATGATGAGTAACTTTTCCGTTCTTACCGTAGCGCCCATAGCCGTAATATTGGAGACCTAGTTTTCTAGCCTCATCAGCAGCAGTATCTCCGTGAGGAGCAACCATCTCTGTGCCTTTTCTGGGAACACCTAAAGTGTCTTTCTTACTCAATTCACCAGCAATCCATTCTTTTGCTTTTGGATGTTCAGCAGGTTTTTTGACAAATTCTTGAACGCCTTTAAAAATGTCAAGCATTTCTTCTTTTTTTGCTTTTACAATTTCAGGTGATGCTGTACGCAAATCTTCTGAATTATCAAACTCACGATATTTGTCACCAAATATCTTTGCTAACTCAGGTCTTGCAGATTGAACAGCATCCCATTTTTCTTTACGAATTTCTTCTGGAACAGTTCTACCACCTCTCTGACCACGTTCAATATTTCTCTGCTTCGATACTTCATCAGCAGTATTGACCATGACCATACCTGTTTCATATCCTAATTCTTCAAGTTCTTTCTTAATTCTAGCTATTTTCTTAGGATCATCACCTGTTCCATTGATAATAAGCCCGTTTCTACCAAGAAGAGCTAATTTTTGGCGTAATTCAGTAATATCTTTGGCACGACCACGAACAACGTTTCTTAATTCTTTTTCCGATTCTGGCATTTTCTTATCAAGATTCTTTTTGTCCATCAAGAATTCAAGTGCTTTATCGGAGTTAATCTCGGTTAGCCCATGCCCAGCTAGTGTGTTATCAAGAACATAATCTTTACCCGAACCTGGACCACCAGCTAGAAACATTGCTTTGAAAATACCTTTGTCATGAACACCTTCAGACAAAATGACTTGAATCATATTTTCAAAGTTTTCTTTAATACCCATACCTTTTCTAACATCCATCATCATTTCCCTTGCAATTTTATCTGAAACATTAGATGGAACACCTTGTTTGAATTTAGCAAAATCACTTTTGCTTGCTGCTTCTCTCATTTTAGATGCTGACATACCCTCAACTCCTTCAGCATCAGGATCTCTTTCGCCAGCAGAATGTACTTGAATTTTCGTGAAATTGAAAAGACCATGAGGACCTTTTACGTTATTGTAACGATTCAATAAACGTTCATATTCTGAGGTTCTATCTGATCCACCGACCATATGAAGTTCAGTCACACCTTTTTTATACAAAGATGCTGCTTGTGCTAAAAAGTTTGGTTGTTCAGAAGAAGATACGGAAAAATTGACACCAGGAAAGAAAGCTTTAACGTACTTTAGCTTTTCTTTTGCACTAAGAGGGTTCTTTTTTGAGTCGTGAGAGTGTGATAGAACGATTAGATGATCGGCATCGTTCTCTTTTGCGATTGCTTTGACTTTTTCCACAAGTTTTGCATGACCTGTGGTTGGAGGATTCATTCTTCCGAATGCAAAAACGCACTTTTTCTGTGCTTTTTCAGCTAAAAAATCTTTAAATTTCATTTCCTGCCTCTACAGCAAGTAGTTTTATTTCTTATTTATCATTTTCACAAAGTCGGAGCAAACTCCATAATATTTTTCTAAAAGATATTTCTCTTTATCCCACACTTTTTCTGGCATGACAGTTATACATTTACCCATTGTTATTTTTCCTGGATATGCCCAAATATAACCTTTTGATGTCAATGTATAACTGTCTTTATCGTGCCAAAAGCAATGAAAATAATTCTCCATGCAAAAATTTAGTGCATCTATATTTTTACAGTGAACCCATAGTTTATCTTTTCTCTCTTCCAACCAACTTTTAGAAACACTATATTCTGGAGTATCATGTCCCAAATAAAATCCATTCTCATAAACACGAAAATCTACTTCGACAAAATAATTTCTTAAAGCCTTATCGATATAAGAAGGTTCATTTTCTTTCGTAGAATCAGGACCTTCAAGATTCCCGCGATGAGATATTAGAATCATTTTAGTACCTTATTCAGTCTAGTGAAATGTCTACCTCCATCAAAAGTAGTATTCAACCAAATATCAATCATCTTAGTAAACATATTTTCATCAACATATTTTGATGGAATTGCGAAGTGATTGGCACAATTGTGTTTTATTGCATATTCAGCAGTAAACTCATCAAAAGTCAAAGCGGAGATTAATCCTTCACAGTGATTTGCTGCGATATTAACACCCTGCCCAGACCTACAAAAAGAAATACCATAATCACAATCATTATTATTGATTAATCTAGCTGATTGACTTACATAATCAAAATAATCACATGGCTTATTTACATATGTTCCAACATCAATAACTGGTAAATTTCTATTTATCAGAAGCTTTTTAGCAATCTCTTTCATTTCATATCCAGAATGATCGCAAGCTAATGCAATAGGTTTTTCTCCAAATCTAGAGATAACTCTTTTACAGAAAAACTCAAATGTTTCTGGTGTCCCAAGAATATGCATTTTCTCTGTATTTTCAGCAGTAACATGTAGATTATCACGAATCATTAAATTGTACATTGGTGCAATATAGAATTCATTTTTGACCAACATATTCTTTTCGATGACTTCTCGCCCATACTTCAAAAACATTTTACCGCTTTTAAAGTAGTAGAGACCCACATTAGCTTCTTGTGATATGACTTCTTTTTCGACAACCCTGGTCACTTTTCCAAATTCATCTTTTTCTGTATAACTATGATCTGGGCTATTAGCCAAGAATGTTAAGAGAAAACCATCAGACTTTTCATCGATGGTTGCAGGATCAAACACAGGTTCAAAATAAACATCTGGTGTATAAATGAAGAGAGGTAAATCGTTATCAATATAGTTTTCAGCAAGAACACAGGTTTCAAGTGCTCCTCTAGTTACTTTGTCGACCACAAAGATTTGAATGTCGGATCCGAATTTCTTTTTTAAAATTCTATCAATACTGAAATTGTAGATATGATCCAATCTAACAATAAAAATTAGATTGCATTCTCTAGTATTGATCGATGATAATGACCAATCAATAACGTGTTTGTGTTTTGCTAAAATCAGAGGCTTGGGCATGGTATAGCCTGCATCCAAAAATCTCTGTGCTTTACCAGCAATAGGCAGTAACAAATTATACTTTTTCATTATATTTCCTAATCATATTCGAAGTTAAAATGCAGGCATTTTGAATTGCATCCTCTTCTGTCAAATTTATATAGAAAAGTGAATAGAGGGTACTCGCAGCAAAAATATCTCCTGCACCCAACACATTTGCATTTTTCACCATTAAATGTTTTGGTATTTCATATGTATGTTTACAATCTTTACTCAAATATTCACATCCATTTTTTGAATGAAGAAAAACACCTTTTTTAACATTATCAATTAGAAAATCGATATCTTGTTCATCTTCATCAGAAACAAAAATATAATCTAAAAAATTAATTAGAATCGGATTCTTTATTTGAAAACCTTTACATACATCAGCAGTTAGAATTCCAGAAAAAGAAGGCAGTACCGATAAATTATAAAGTTCATTTATGTACATTAGATGATGAACTTTAGAATCTAGTATTTTTGGTGTTATCTGTTTTTCATTTAGATTTGCAACTGAACTTCGAGAACTAGTTTTTCTATCAATAAAGATGTCAGCATATCCTATGCTTAATGGAGAAATTCCTATCTGAAGACTATTATCTATTTCTTTAAACGCTTTAAATGTATTGTAAATACCACCAAAATTCATTGTGTTAAAGTCACCATCATGAATATTATCAATCACGAGATGCCCATAGATTGCAAAATCAAACATCAGAATTTCTCTTTTTTGTCCAGGTCATAAACTTTATTCAGATGATCTTCCAAATTGTGTTTTGGTAATAAATTTTTATGAAAGAGATGATTATACAGTTCAGAAACTACATTGTTACCTCCACAGATATCTAAAATAATACAAATAGTTTTCAATTCAAAAACTGCATCGGAAGGGCAGAACTTATATCCGATCATCGTCATAAGTTTGTAATCGAAAATATCATCACCCACAAAAACAATTTCTTCAGGGCTCACATTGTAATCTCGACATATTTCTTCCAGATAATCTGATTTATCTGTATGAGTTCCGTTTTGTCGATTGACAATTACATCGATCTTTCTGTTTTCTGCAATTGAAACATTAAACGGATCACCTGTTAGAAAAATAACATTGATTCCCAATGCCCTAAATCTTTTAATTGCTGTCCAATCTTTGTCACAAAAAGTCTTTAATCTGACAGTACCATCTCGATCATAATATTTTCTTCCGTCAGTTAAGACGCCATCAACATCAAGAATTATCAGCTTTATCATTTAATTTAAACTTTCTAAAAGTCACTTGTCTATCGACAAAATTAGATTTTCTGCCATAATGTTTGTCGAGAATTTCTGGATATCTTCTAAACAAATAATCGTTCATTTCATTCATTGCAGCAGTCTTATCATAATAACTGTCTCTAAATGGTTGATGAATCATTGCAGAGTGAATGACATATGCGGGCTGTTGAAACAAATCATAAAATGTCTTATCGATACCCCATGCTATTTCTAGATTCCAATGACCAATAAACTCCATCAAAAACTTGAACAAATCTAATCTAAAGAAGCACGATCCCATCTCAATAAAATTTGTCTCAGAAAAATCACACGCTGGGTCATTGAATAGAGGCTCATAAATTAAACTAGAATCGTGAGGCATCGATAGTTGCCAATATCCGAAGTTGTATGCTTGTGCATATTTTAATCCGGTATTGAAGTCTTGATATCCAGTAATCAAATCATCATCGACACAACCAATATAACGAAAACGTTCAATATCAATAATATCTTTGACCTTCTGCATCAACTGCCACTTATGCCCTTTAATGCGAACAATATGATCATATGATCCTGGCTCAGGTTCAAAATCGTTATAAACAATAACGAGAGTTTCATAGTCTCTTTCATTGTGTACCCAACGCCAGTGATCTTCATGTTTCCATCTTGAATCTTTTGGAATGTACATTCCAGCGGGGCACACTATCAAATTATTAGCCATATTTTGCCTTCACGAAAGGGTGTTTCTTTGGGTGTTCTGGAACATTAGGTCTACATAAAGTATAAAAATCATTCACATTACTAATATGATTTTGATTACTCATGAAACTAATATTTTCTGGACCGATTCTTGGAACTAAAAAATTTAATATACCGTGTGTATCCGGATACATTGTGCCTCTAGGCCATCCATATGTTTCTCTCATAGCCCATTTAACTTGATCACTAAATTCATGATTCCAAATATAGAAACAATCACAAACAAATCTATGCGATTGCCACCACATCGGGTCTTCCGGAAAAAATATATTAACTTTGGTGAAATCAATTGGAAAAGTAGTAATCTTTTGATGAAAGAGAATATCAAACCTGGTGAAAACCACCAAGTCTAAATCCTCTCCATCAAAAGCATTATGCAGAGCAGATTTAGCAGTAAATGCATCCGAACCTTCAAGTTGGCTAAAAATAACTTTTCTAGGATTTACATAAGACCAAAAGTCTTCTTCGGCCTTTTTATCTTCCATCCTATAGGTGGAGGCATAAATCACAGCTTCGTTTTTCAAATCAACGAAAGGTTGAATCACATTTTCTTTTATGTTTTCCCAACAATCACGAAAGTCTCTGTAGTAGCCAGTTTTTTTGTCTAGACCATGGGAGATTCCATAAAAACCAAAACCTATTCTCATTTTTCAATACTAAATTTAGGAAAATATTTAACAAAAACGTCTTTCTTTCCAACTCTATATGTTTGAACTTTTCTTTTCATTTCACCATAAAAGTTCCATGCAAGAGGAATAAAGCATATTGTATCAAAATATTTGAAATTGTCAAGATGATTCATACCATAGATGGGCACAGAACTTCCGGGTGTAAACAATCCTTGTTTCAAAGGATTTTCATCGATGATAAAGTCCAGAGAAGTTTCTGCTGCATTTAGTAGAGTGTTTCCTTTTGCTGGAGCACCTAAGCCAACAGTAGTAATTCCTTGTTCTTTCATTTCCTGAACAATATTCTTAAATTTCTTCAATATATCGTTACATCGTTCATAATATTGAACATATGTTTCTGGAAAATAAAGACCAGATTTAGTTTCCAATGCAATTAGATTCTCGATAGTTTTTGGTGCTTTTGAAAACTTAGAGATGATGAAAATGTAACTTGTTCCATGCACAGGAGATTTTACAACATCAACTAAATGTAAATCTGCACGTTTACAAAGAGCATCAATAGATTTAATATTATAGAAAGACAAATGCTCATGGTAAATCGTATCGAACTCACCATTTAAAATCATATCAGATTGAGATGTGGTTGCAAAAAGTAAACTATCTTTATGCATTACGTTACGAATATTTTGCAACAACTCTAATTGATCATAATTATGTGCGAATGCATTTTGACAAACAATCACATCAAAACTTTGGCTAAACTCTTTACCCGTGAAGTAACCACAAACAACCTCATGCCTCTGAGAAGATGTTGCATAAAGATTTTCAGCAGGATCCACACCATAAGTTTGTGCTCCCTGATCCTGAAAATAGTTTAACTGACTTCCATCATTACAACCAATATCTAAAACTGTGCGAGGTTTGGTTCCAAATTTTTCAGAAGCGAATTGTGAAAACCAATCAAAATATTCCAATTGAGATTTGGCTGTACCGGAAACATACAAATAATCCTTAAACATCAAATCAGGATTAACTCGATGCGTCAATTGAACATGGTAACAATTATCACACCGAACAATTGCTAGAGGATAAGTTTCCTGAACTTCATCTCGACTTTTCTTATAAGAGTTTGCAAGAGGCTGTTCTTTTAAATCCAAAACAGGAATTAAAGTGTCGTGCCCACATGCAATACAATTATTAATTGCTTCTACATTAACCATCTGTCATTCTCCAAATACCAATCACTCACCTGTTTAATTCTTTGAGAGAAGGCAACTTTAGGTTCCCATCCGAGACTTCTCATCAACCCACCATCAAGTGCATAACGCAAATCGTGCCCCGGTCTACTCGAATGAAAATCTACCATTTCATAAATCAAATCTTTCCCTTGTGCTTGAGCAACAAGTTTAGCGAGTGTTAGATTATCAACTTCTTCTTTACCAACAATATTAAACTTAGGGCATCTTGCATTACCATAATCCATTTGTGGAACTGGCTTGTTTTTGACCAAGAATAAAAGTGCATCTGCAACATCTGCGGCATGGATATAGAATCGACTTCCTGCTTGAGTTTTAGTATGATCTGAATGAATAAAGATTTTTTCACCTTTACGCACCCGATCAATACACAAAGGAATAAATTTCTCTGGTGTTTGTCTCTCACCAAATACATTCATTGTATGTGTAATCATCATTGGAAGTTTATATGTGTTTTCATATGCAACACACAATTCTTCAGCAGCAGCTTTTGATGCAGAGTATGGATTCGTAGAATTATACCTATCACGCTCTTTGTATGCAACACCAGGAGGTGCAACACCAAAGATTTCGTCGGTACTGAAATACAGGAAAGTTTCTAACTGATATGGAAGTTTTCTTGCAAACTCAAGAAGATGAGCAGTACCGATAGTGTTATCGAAAATAAATTCCATCGGATGAGTGATCGACCTATCTACATGCGAAGATGCAGCCAAATGAAGAATCACATCAATATTTCCGTGTTTATGGAGAAAGTTTTGCGTGATAGGATTAATCTCTGCTTTCAAATCATGAAAGACTACATTAACTCTCTTCTGAACTTCTCTATCATAACTCTCCAAAACTTCATGTAGACGATTTAAATTGCCAGAATAATCTAGCCGGTCAATCGTTGTAATTTTCCAATCTGTGACTCGAATCAAAAGATCAATAACATGGTGTGCAATGAAGCCTGCACCACCAGTAATCAAAACATGTTTACTCATTAATAATTGCTCCTGTAGGTGCTATAACACCTTCTAATCCAATAGGTTGAATTTGTACCCATTTAAATTTATTTAAATGTTTGTAATAAGAATGCTCAACATCAATATCATATTCCAAACAATCATTAAAAATAATAGGCAGCTTAGATTGAAATGTATCAAACAAAGAAGCATCCATGTGCCAAAGTCTCAATTCGAAAATTGTATCGACACCCGCTCTCTCTTGTTTGTCTTTTGTCATCCAAGAATTTACCGTGGGAAGAAACACAAATGAGTCTTTAAAATCATCTTGATTTAATACAAAATTATCATTTAACTTGTATCTTCCAGACATCTTATAGTATCGTTTAGTTTCAATTTTATTTTTTGAATACCAATCGAGTGCAATGATAAAACTCAATGTTTCAGCGAGACTCCTCAAACCAACACTCGAAAAGTGTTTGATTTGAGGATTTGATCCCACATACAAAAAATGTACACCCATAAGACCTAGTTGTCCAACATATTCTGATAAAGGCATATCATAAGAAGCATCGAACATAATAATCTTGTTGTTTGGGCAATACTTTTGTATTGATTTTACGGTTTCTACCGTCTGTTCAAATCTTTGATGATTATTAAAAACAGATAACTGCTTAACATTTAAAGCAGAACTAACAAAAAACACACCATCAACCATATTTCGCCTCAATAACTTTTCGCCATTCTGGTACTCTATCATACTGATGAACGATTGTAAACTCTTTTCCAGTCGAAGTAGTAACTTTACCTTCGACCATCTTAGGTTCTGCTTCTAAAAGAAAAGGTCTAAACTGTTCTATTTTAGATGGGTCTGCTGTTGTACCTAATTGTGCTGCCCAACCATCTTCAGAATTCATATATTTGCAAGTGTGCGTATATGGTGTCATAGAAATCATAAAATTAAATGTAGATTGGTCGCAAATAGGAATTGGGCGATTGATTGCTGCGGTAAAGATATTGATAATCAAATCGCGCATTTGTGTGGCACGACCAGCTAGAACGCCGACGTTGTAGATAGTGTTGTTTTTATATTTTTCATGAATGTAGGGACCATAAGTCTCTAAAAGATTCTGATTGCCCCAAGGCTCGTCTTTATACTTCATGCTTTCAGAAGCAAAGACTAAACCTTTATCACCTAAATTGTTTTCTAGCCAATCGATGGGATTTTGTTGGAATACAACATCTTTGACATCGGTTGTAATAACATAACGATAATCGTTCCTACAGAGATGATCGTAAATGTGAATAAATCTTTCTACATGAACAGGAATTCTTCCAGGCTCATATTTAAGATTTCCTTGTTCGTCTTGACCGAATCCAATGACTTTAAATCCCGCTTCAATTACTTTTCTTGCGGATTCGTTATCGCAGTTCATTAGAATGAGAACTTTCTCACCTTCAAAACCGCATTTATTGATAGAGTTAACCCAATACTTTAGGGTTTCCCATGTGTAATTATTCGCACATCCTATAATCAAATCTTTCATAATATAGCTCCTTCATTTTATATAGTACGTTTATTGGCCTGGTGTGTCCTTTTTATACTTCTTTACCAGGTGTTTTGTGCCCCATTGCCCTGCTCCTGCTACAGGTAAGATATCAGGATTTGGTGACTTCTTTTCTTCACTGACACTTTTATGTAGTTTAACTCCAGTAACTTTCTGAACTAGATCCCATGCTTCTTTATGTCTTTTATTTTTAACATGATCATCGAAAGATTTCTTTTGATTTTCATTAGCATGTTTTTTAAATTTAATTAGTTCCATAATACCTATATTACCAGCATATGCTGCTTCATGTAACACTTCAAATTGCTTAAAGTTATACATTACTTACTCCAGTTTTTCTGTGCAGTGAAGTTTAGATGGCTGAATTCTAGTCTATCAACTAACTTAACTGCATTTCCTTTTAGTTTATCTACCGCAACGAAACCTTCTGGATTAGTAATTTTATATCCATCATCGGTTTGAACAAAAGTATTTGTCACTTGTTTTATTTGTTGAAGTTTTTTAATAATCATATTTTTAGCATCAACTAATAGATTTTGTAATGTGAATATTGCAACCAAATCGGAGTTGTTTCCTCTATAGAATCTCACCAATTCGTTTTTTTCTGCCATTCTCTTTTCTTTTGTGTCTTTCTTTTTAGCAGATAAAATTTCTTTATTCAGTTTATCTTCAACCCATTTAGTCAACTCAACAGCGTGTGATACTGGGTTAGTAATTTTTTGCCCTGAACGAACTTTGGTGTTGTTAAATGTTTTAATTTGAGTTTGTATAATGTCTGATGCAGCAATACGATTCATTGATAATGAATTGATTCTAGAAAATACGGTACCTGCTTGAGATAGAATAGATGTAATTTGTTTAGTTTCTTCTTTGGTAAAAGTTACTGTACCTGAGGCATCAATAAAATATGCATCCCTGAACCAAACATCTTTTGTTTTCTTTAAATTGTTTATGTCGATATTAAATGATGCCTTCAATGATGCTATAGTTTTACCTGTATATGAAGTATGAAATACAATACCCATCTTAGCTGCTTTCATCGATTTAGCCAATTTGCTTTCGACTGGTACAGCATAGACAATCGTATTAGGTTTAAATGTCAAATACATTTGCCCATCTATTTCTTTTTCTGCTTCTCCTAAATCATCTTCACCAAACATCATATCACCTTGAAGAATACCATCGATACCCAATTTAGGAAGATAGGTGAGTGCTGTCTTGAGTTTTTTATTCAAGCCTTCACCTGGATGATTTCTGTCGATGTCTTCATCAGTATAATTTAGTTTTGCATCAACATTGAAAATGCCTTTAGTTGCAACGAAGAATTTTCCATTTTCTGGATTAATACCCGCGAAGACTGCTGGCGCACCATCCCATTTTGTTGTGATATTTACTTTCGAATCTGCATTACCTGCAAGCATGTCTCTCAAAGAGCGTAAAAAATTAATCGCATCCCTTGCACCAGGAACACCGCGATTGATTACTTCATCTTCGATATGTTCTAGATGAACATTCTTTCCTTCCTTCGAAGACTCAACTATAAAATCTTTGAAGTTCATATTTCTTCAGCCTTAGAACCAATTAATTTTTTCGGCATAATTAAAACCCTAACACTTTTATAGGTTACTCCATCTACTTCATAATTTCTTCCTGAAGAATAACGAGCACCTATAATAGTTGTGTATCCGTTCTTCATGAATTCTGAAACATCTGGGTTGTAGCTTGCGTGTGCGGTAAAATCTAATTTGTGTGCATTTCCAACAACAGACATTCTAACATCACCTTGACCTATTAGATGAATGTTATCTATTCCAAATCTAGTTTCACCGAACTGAGGACCGTATATAGACTTACCTATTAATTTTCTATCCTTAACTACTGCATAGAATCTTTTTTTAGCTCCGACAATAGTATTGTGATAGCCACTCAATTTTCTCAAAAAATCAACCACATTCTTGTCTTTTGAGATAGAACCTGTCTTTTGGCCGTCAGCTTTCGGAGTAATACCGCTATATTGTTGAAAGCCTCCAGCATCGGATCCCATTTTATGAGATATGAAACATACATCTTCGAACTTCTTGGTCTTAGCATTAAATGTAACTAGAGCAATATCAGCCTTAGGAGTGCCTTCTACTTTATTTGCACCGTAAATATTTTTAAATGTATGTCGCCCAGCTTTCACAGTAATTGGAGATCCTATTTTCATAATATACCCATTAATTTGTTCTAAAACTGCTAGTTCACCTCTTTCTGTAGGAGAAGGAGAATTTAAAACATAAGATTTATCTAGTGTACTATGTTTAAATAACAGTCCGTGAACTTTTAACGATCCGGGCATAAAGACTCCAATAGTTTATTGGGTATTTATACTTTTACTCCTCCAAATTTAGATCCAAAGTCTTTTCTATCTCTATTTCCAAATGTATTGATGGGCTTATCATCATCCATTCCAGAGTCAATCAAGTCTTGTGCATTAGATTCTACATCATACAGTCTCATTTTAGCCCTGTCAACTCCAATGACAAATTTCTTATTGACACCAGGGTCATTGTATCGATTTTTCAACTGTTTGACCATCATCTGCCCAAGTTGTTGCAATTCCTCTGTGCTGATAAGTGCAAACATGAAGTCAGCCGTCGCTGGAAGACCAAATGATTCACTGGTATCTTCTAGCCCAACGTCAGAGTTACTGAAGCCAGATCGAGTTGTTTGTGTAGCTGAAACGATTGGAACACCAAACTCTACAGCAAGACCACGAAGTTCTTCAGCAATTGATTTGATATAGGTATAAGAATTGACGCTGCTTCCCATCTTCAGTCGACTGGAACAACAGATGTTCAAATAATCAATAAAGATAATCTTTGGCCTAAAATTCTTCTTCAACTGAAGTTCATTCAGCAATGATCGGAAATGCAATGCACTAGCTGAAGCAGTCGGATACTCTTTGATGATAAGTTTGCCATGGGTTTTACTCTGAAGTGCAGAAAATCTTCTGGTGTAATCTTCTTTAGGAATTACATGCAAATCGTTAATGCTGATGTTCAATAGGTTTGCATCGATTCTTTCTGCAATTTTTTCTTCAGCCATCTCCATTGTGATATACAAAACATCATAACCCTGAGAAATACACGATGCAGCAACATGGCACATGAAAAGAGACTTACCAACACCAGTCCCAGCAAGAGCAATATTGAGTGTTTTGTTAGGTAGCCCACCTTTTGTAATCTTGTTAAAGTAATCCAAGTCGAACGGAATTCGTTCTTCTTTTTGATGGTAGAATTCAAAACGTCTTTCATAGTCGTTAATATAGTCATGCCCAACATTGTTATCGAAAGAAACACCCAGTGCATCAGAAAGAATCTTGGGTATTTCACCTTTAGATTTATTTGTCTTTTTATCATCGAGGATGCTAACTGATTCCATGATTGCATTATACAATGCTCGATCTTGACAAAACTTTTCAGTCTGTTCAGTTAGCCACTGAGTTTCTGTAGGTTCATCTTTGTGCTTGTGAATCTCATTTACAAGTTCAACACAACTCCTCACCTGCTCTTCAGTTAGACTTTTAGATTCTACAAAATTAATTACCAACGCTTCTTTCGTTGGCATCGTTTTGTATTTCTCAATGAAGTCTTTTACTTCTTTGAAAATATATTTTTCTGTAGAGTCGGAAAAATATTCTTGATTGATGAAAGGCATGACCTTTCGAGTGTATTCTTCATTATAGATCAGATTTTTCAGAATAGAATGTTCGAGGCGATTCAAAATTACCTTCCATTAAAATAATTTCAGAGAGAATGTCACCAAGCATTGTAACAAAATTTTCGTCTTTTTCCAAGTCCATTTTGTTAAGATTACCAGAGTCAACGACCATATATCCAAATCGAAGTGTAGCTAGGTAACCTTGCTCTTCTACAGCAGCATTCGTATAATAATATAAAACACCAGCATAAGGACCTTTAAGAATCCTTATGCCAGTTAAATCAGTATCGGGAAAATCGTGAAACTGAAAGTCTTCATCAAGCTTCAGTTTCTTGGGCTTCTTCCAAAACTGAAGCATTTCCCATAATGTTTCCGTAAGCGATTTCATATTTCTTTCTCACATATTCTTTAAACTCTGGATTATTTAACATTTCTTTCCAGAATTCTTCGGTCTGTGTTGCATCGAATCTATATTTCTTGTCAGAAATTTCACCTGTTTCTTTGTTAACTTTGGAATACCACCCATTACTTGGCTTAATTACAAAGTCACCTTCAAGTGCTACATCCAGGAGCCCGGAGTATTTTTGAATACCACCTTCGAACGAAACAGAGATAGGAATTTTTGATTTTTCTTTGACATAGCGAGATTTCTCCACATTAATAATAAAGTTATAACCAGTAATTTCAGTGCCATCTTTTTCTTGTTGGCGACCGAGAATGAAAATGTTATCTGCTGAATAGTATGAACCTGTTCCACCACCAACGATATCTTTTGGAAACATACCAATTTCTTTATAGGTATGATTAACTACAACCATTGGAATATCTTTGAGTGTGAGATGAGGTGTGACCATGCGAAACAAACTTTTAACTTGTTTTGCTCGACTCATATCAGCAACAGATTTTTGATCGAGTGCATCCTCAACTTCTTTCTTTGAAGCTAGGTTACCAATCGAGTCAACTATAATCATCACACGTTCACCACGTTCAATTGTTTCCAATTGCTTCATGATATCAAACTTTAGTTGTTCAATATCGGTAATGGGAGTGTGAAGGACTCGCTCACCATCGATGCTGAATGTATTGAAATAAGACTGAGGAGTACCAAACTCAGAATCGTAAAATAAAAGAACAGAATCTTCATATTTCTCCATGTACGATTTAGCCATAAGAAGACTAAATGCTGATTTAAAATGTTTAGAAGGACCAGCCCACATAGTTAAACCTGGAGTAAGGCCACCATCCAGTCTTCCGCTCAATGCTACATTTACCATAGGGATTCCCGTAGGAATCATATCTTTATCATTAAAGAATTTCGATTTAGAAAGAATTGATGCATCTTTAATCGTAGAATTCTTTTTAATTTTATCCAATAAACTCATAATATTTCCTTAGAAAAAGCTATCTAATGAATTGGTTTTTTCTGCTGACCAACCGATACAATCTAGAATAATTTTGATTGGCTCAAGAAACGACTTCTCAAATTGTAAATCATAATCAACATAATTGTCAAGACCAAACTCTGGAGGCAATCTATTGGGATACGAAATAACTGTATCATCAATAGGATTAGGCTTCTTTAGATATGTGAATTTTAATTTCTCACCTTCTTGAATAAGAGGATATTTTTTAGAAAGACCTTTCTTATTCAACATATGATTATAAAGAAGAGCACCTTTTACATGAATCGGAGTTCCTTTAGTATATATGGACTGTCTGTCTGAATATTTGTCTAGACCATTGACTGAACGAGGAAAAGATATCTCTTCAGGAGGCAATTTATCGAATTCTTTTTTGAAGTTCTCAATAAATTTCTGAACAGAATCTTCGTTTGATGTTACTGTCAACTTAATTACTTCTTTCATACGTTCACGAATGGCGGAGGGTGTAGATGATTTGACCATCTCTAGACCCATAACTTTCATCTGAGGTTCTTTATATTGAACACCTTCATTGTTATAAACATTTAGAATATAACGTTTCTTTGCAGTCCAGATACCTTTATCAGAAAGACCTTCACGTTTCATTTGCATTTTTTGTGCGTATGCATGAACATACTCAGCAAGTTCAGAGTAGCTCTTATCAATAAACGGTTGAAATTTATCCTCACAGACACGATCCATGAAGGCGATAATCTTCTCAGTTTCTTTCTTTTCAGAAAAAACTTTGTCAACAAGTTCACCAAGGCGCAAATAAATTGAGTCTGTATCCGAAGCAATGACATAATCGACACCATCAGTTTTCAAAAGTGAGTTCATATATTGATTTAGTCGATTCTCAATCCAACGAATTGATAACTGCCCAGCCAATGTAACTGCGAGTGCTTGTCTCAAATCAAAGAAGCGAAAATACTGAGAACCCATCGCACCATAAGCGGAGTTCAAAGAAACTTTTTTAGCAAGTTGTAGATTATCATACCGAGCAATACGCTTTTTGATTTCTACTTTCTTACTAGAATCTTTCTCATTTTCATATTCTTGCTTTGCTTGAAGCATCATCTTTTTAAACTTCTTACGATCTTCATACATCTCTTCAAGCATTTTCGGCAGAAAGCCTTGCTTATCGGTTCGAAAGAATTGACCGTTTGGTGTCAAAGTAACACCATTCAAAGGATCCGTATCGATTTCTTTGTTTAAAAGTTTTTCAACAGTAACACCTCGACTGATAATCTCAAACATTTCTTGATTATATTCTTTAGGGTCAATCAGTGTCTCAGGTGAAATGTTGTATTGCATCATCAGGTGGGGATACAGACTATTCAAATCGAATGATGCGACCCAATTGTGCATACCGATCTGAGGTTCTTTGACATACGCACCTTCAAATCGTTCATCTTTTTCACTGATTTCTCTCGGTGGTACTACGATACCTTTTTCAATCAGATTGTTGTAAATCAGTGCATCCCACATCCTTGTCTGAGCAAAGATATCATCATAGTTCGATTTGGTATCATATGCAAGAGTCAGACCCAATTCGATAAGCTTTAGTTTATCTTCAAGCTTCTCAATTAGTTCAACGTCTTTAATATTATACTCAATGAACTTTTGATAATTCAAACGATACAACTGATGAAGATTGTCATACTCATCATAAGACAATTTACTTTCACCAAGTTCAACGTTTGCGATATTGTCCAAACGATAATTCTCCTGAGATTTGCCACCAGGAGCGTACCATTTGTATAGTTCAATGTAATCGAGAGAACTTACACCTAGAATTTCATACGCTGTTAGTTCTCGACCTTTGATATTGGTGTTTCTTTCGTTGACCATATTCCAAGGCGAAAGCTTCTTCATTTCATCTTCACCAAGTAGTTTAGTGAAGCGATTGATGAGATAAGGAATATCGAAGAACTTTGTATTCCAGCCTGTGATTACATCGGGATAATCTTCTACCCAATCTTTGAGAAAGCTTTTACATAGAGTCCATTCATCAGTACATTTAATATAGGATACATTACTTTGTTGATTATGAAATTCTTGGCAGCCATAGACTTTCATTTCTCCGTTGAGTTTTTTGATTGAGATTGCTGTAATTGGCTCATTTGCTTTGTATGGGTCAGGAAAGCCATTTTCTGAACCGACCTCGATGTCGATAACTGCAATGTTAATTTTCGACTGATCCCATTCGACCATTCCTTTGAACTCATCAGCAATAAAGGCGTATTCATATCTTGTATTCCCATAAATTTTAAAATTGTCAACTTCATCATATCGTTTGATAAAATCTCTACATTCTCGAATAGAATCAAATTTGACTTCTTCGAGAGGTTGATCTTGGAGAGTTTTCCAAAGATTATTTTTCTTTGTGTCCGCAAGCAAAAACATTCTAGGCGTGTAAGATACCTTCAGTCTTACACGCCGACCGTTATCGACACCTCGATATAGAATGTGATTGCCTACACAAAGAACATTTGTGTAAAATTTATTCATCAAAACTTGGGAATAGATGATGCGATTTGAATACCAGAACCGAACATCTTATTATACTCGTTCGTCAATTCAGTCATGGGTGTATTTACAGTAAGAATATCTTGGGAGTAAAAAGTAATTCCAGTATCGAACTCTTCACTGTATTCCAAAAATGGAATGAATCCCATTGCAGGACCATCTTTAGTGGGTTGAACAATAACTTGCACTGGTTTCTTAATGATGACATTATCACCTTTAGGTGTTAGGTCACCAATAAGAGTTTGATTGGTTTTGAATGTGATGAGTTTGATAGTCATGCTGGCACCTTTTCACTCTCATCAAAAACTGCTAGTGTGAGCCAGCGTTTAGGAAAAAGAAGCTCCCTAGATTCAAAATCCCTAGGATCAAAATTAGGGTCATTAACTAGACCAATTAGCTCAATCTGATTATCGTATTCCCTACGATAAAAAGCATACCGTTGAGCGGGAATGAGTTTGTATTTCTTAACAAGATACTCAGCAGCTTTAACAATATTATCCAATTTGAATATTACTCCATTGTTTTAGTTTATCAAACTTAGCACTTTTAGCAATCAAGACTTTGTTTTGTGAAACAATTTGTCTATCAATCAACAGTTCAATCATAGCTAGGAGATCACCAACCTCTTCTTCTAAATGCTCACGATTCGTTTTCGGCTTACCTGGTTTGTAATTGTCGATACCGAATCGCTCACATTTACTGACAGCTTGAATCACTTCCGCACACTCTTCTTGAACAATCAAAAGAAGTTCTTTGATATCGCTCATTTTAATTGATTTTAATGAAGTTGTCAAGTTGAGGTGGTTGCCATCCTTCAGGTTTCATAACTTTACCTGCTTCGTTTTTGACAACTTTGCCTGTTTGAACATCGATTTTAGCAAGGTTGCTTCTTGCTACTTCGTTCCATGCACCGTAGACATCAAAACCTTTCATCTTGCAATAACCGAGAATGACCCAAATCATGTCCATACATGCATCAAGTTGTTCGATATCATCATTCTTTTTCAGCCCATCTTGAAATTCCCAAAACTCTTCTTTGATAAGATTTCGGTAAAGACTAATGTTTTCACGTGATGTTTTTTGATCACAAGCTTCGATAAAGGTATGAACATCAGCATAAAAATCAGTTTCAATTTTTTTCAATATAATCACTCCATCTTTTTCAGAAATATCAAGTTTGGTTCCCTCAAACCATTTCATCTCTTCGCAGAGTTCATCTGGCAATTGTAGAATAGCAGAACCGTCATCGAGAAGTTCAACGACTTCTCCTGTGTAAGTTTTAGCTTTCAATTGATACTCTCTTCCATTCATCATTTACTTTAACCCAGAGGCGATTATCTTTACCAACAGACATTTCAACTTTGTTTTGGTACTCTACATTAGAATGAGAGATAAGAAAGCCGTTACCTTCTAGTGTAGAAGGTTCTTTCTTTTTAGGATTTCCTTGCAACATCAGTGTCGTTGGTGATTCTGGTGCAAGGTGTGAAATGCCTTGTTTGGGTTGTTCTGGTGCAGGAACATATTTTGTTTCGTGATAGTGTTTTTCAACAACCATCTTACCTGCTGCTACACCACCAACAATTGTTCCAAAGATTCCAGCACCTCTCAAAAATCCTCTTCGTGTATTAATACTCATGTTTTATTCACCTCAATATTACATTTTTTTAAAAATTCAATACCATCATCACTCCGATATGTATTACGATAGTAGACAGATTTGATTCCGCTCTGGTATATAAGTTTAGCACAATCTAGACACGGAGAGTGGGTAATAAACATAGTAGCACCATCACCAGATTCAGTAGACTTTGCTAATTTAGCGATTGCATTCGTTTCAGCGTGGAGCACCTCTGGTTTGGTTTTCCATTCATGTTTATATTCGTTGTTAAAAACGCCTGGTTCGATTTCTTTTCTATAGACAAGTAAATCCTCACAATCATTGTCCCAACCAGAGGGCATTCCATTATAGCCAATCGAAATGATGCGATCATCTTTTACAACAATCGCACCAACATGAAGACGCCGAGCGGTTGAGAGTTCAGAAAAAGTCTCAGCGACCTTCATGTATGCATTAACAAATTTTTCTTTCACAGGACCTCAAACTCATCTTTACCAACACCACACTCTGGGCAAAGCCAGTCCTCAGGCAGTTGTTCAAAAGGAACATCACTGTGTTCTTCATGAACATAACCACAAACTACACAAACATGATCCGATCTCATAGAGCCTCCAATACTTTTTTGTATGCATTTGCATGGCGTTCTTCAACTTTTTTCAGAGCAGCAAAGCGTTTTTCTGCTTTTTCTAGGATTATTTTGAAGTGTTCAGCATGTTCACGAGATTCGTTCGCTTGTTGTCTTGCTTCAAGCATAGCTTGTTCGTTACCTTCGCGTTCAGCTTCTTCTTCCATTTGAGGATACATCTCTGTATACTCATACGTTTCACCATCGATTGCTTTTTGCAAACACTGTTTGGTGTTAGGTCGACCAATCAAAAGTTCTAGGTGTCCCCATGCATGTTTGATTTCTTGATTGGCTGTTTCTTCGAAGTGTCTTGCGACATCTTCATATCCTTCCTCACGGGCGATCTTAGCAAAATATCGGTACTTGATATGTGCCATAGATTCACCAGCAAGTGCTTTTTCTAGGTTTCTTAGGGTTGACATTATTTTCCTTTAAATATCAGTAAATAGTAATTCGAATTCATCAGCGCGGTCTTCATACAAAATATAGCCACGAGGATTACATAAAATGCGAGTTTCACCAATCATATAATCAAAAACATCATGAGTGTGCCCATGAGTCCACAATTTGATTTGTGGATGGTCAAGAATAAACTCCGACAAGTCTGAAGAATACGCACCGTTAGTAAGAACATCTCTTTCATAACGAGGTTTCACCGACTGCTTTGATGGCGCATGATGACCAACAACTACGAACTTACCTTCAGGTTTAGAATCAATGACACTTTTGATATAGTGCATTGTATTCACGTGCTCATTATACACAAACATTGAAGTAAGTTTTTCTCGATCTTCAATCGCACCACTATTACGAATAATACGAAAATCATTCATTACACGACTAACATGCCACAATGTATTTGGATCGTTTTTGTTCATATCGGTCCAAAGAGTAGCACCAATAAAAGTGTAGCCATTGATCTCAACCGATTGTTTTTCTAGAAGATGAATATTTTTAAATTCTTCTAGCTCATCACGAAGAAGATTTTCGGTCAATGTGTAGTCACCATTGTAATGTTCATGGTTTCCCATGATATAGATTACATTTGGAAACTTTTCTGAGCAAGTACGGAAAAATTCTTTGTCTGTAGGATGGAATCCGTTAGCGACACAAATATCACCAGACAGAATCAGAACTTCCGCGTTCTCAGTATTGTCCAATACAATGGTGCCGAATTCCAGATGTACATCGGATGCGAGTGCGATTTTCATAATATTTTTACTCCTTTCCACACAATATAGCATGGAAAGGAGCCCTTGTCAAGAATTATTCTTGTAGAAGTTTAGATTGTTGTTTTCCTGCAACAATAGGAATACGCTTAGGAAGCTCTTCCTCTGGAATCACGTTCTCCAGTTCAACTGTCAGGATTCCGTCGCTTAGGACCGCTCCATTCACTTGGACAGTCTCAGCAACCTGAAAGCTTTTCTTGAAAGAACGAGTGGCAATTCCTCTGTGCAGAAAGTAACGTTTATCACTTAACTCATCTTTCTTTCCCGTAATAGTCAAAGTACCCTTCACAATGTCAATTTCAATTTCATCCTGTGAAAAACCTGCAACAGCTAATTCAACGAGATACTTATTTTTTTCTTTCGCGTGTTTTACGATGTTGTGAGGTGGGTAGGAAATCTTTTCAGTAGACACTCTTTCCAGAGCATCGAAGATACGGTCGAAACCTACGGTTGAAGGAAAGTAAGGTGTAAATGTATTGATTGTCATAGTTTTCTCCTTGTTTAAGCGAGTTAAAAAAACCACCCCGAAGGCGTGGTGGGTAGTTTTATCTAGGGTACCCAGCCTAGATCCCATCCCGAGGATATCTTTATTTAGTCAAAGGCTTGAAGGCTGCCTCATTGACCCAATATTTTCTACCTGGATCACTCTCTTTGAAAACCAAAATGAAAGTCATATCACCTTCAATACGCTTCAATGCCTTTTTGTCGGTGAAAACTTCCTCGTTTGTATAAAGATTTTTCAATTTAACAAAGGGTTGTCTTACGTGATTCATTTTAATTCTGAGTCTTCTTTCCAATGTTGTACTTACTTACAAGTTCCCAATCTTCTTTATCTCTATAAGAAATAATTTTTATTTGATGAATCGGAGCAATCTTATCTTCCATAATAGAAGGATTCACTATCTTAACTAGTCCCCATTCTTCCAAGAGTTTAGCAATAGCATTTCTTCTCTCGATATCATTATCAGATATATTAGCAGGTTTTCCATCTAATGCAAATAACTCCTTGAAGTGAACAATGTAATATTGCCCTTTTTTGTGTAGTATGTGGCATGACTGATAGAGAGTTCTTTCTTTCCTAGAAGAGACACCTATCCGTGTCAGTGTTTCTTTCACTTTCAAAAAATCATCTTGTTCCTTTAGAGAAACTTCAACAAATGTCGTTAAGTCTACCATATTACTTCCCCATTCCGCCAGGATCTGTTTTTTCTTTTAATTGTCGAATCTGATCTTCACTAAGCAGACGGAGGGCTTCTTGTGCTTTAGATGTTGATAGGCCGTAATAAGCCTTGATACATGCTATGTCTTCACTTTTTTCAGCCTTAACCCACTTATTGAAAGGGCGCTTTCTTGCCCTGACGGTATTTAGTAAAAAATCATTCTGCATTTTTTTATCTAGAAATGGCCTAATATTCATCTCATTCGCAAAATAGATACAATCTTTGTGATATGAGAGTGCTTTATTTGTCAGATATGGTTCATAGGACTTCTCAGACAGTTCATCAACAATCAGTTGTTTTTTTCCTTGTAAAATTTCATTCACGTAATCGAAAGGGCTCATTTGAATTCTACACTCACCATCAAATCAGTCAGACAAGCAACAGTATTGATTTCTGCATCAGCAACGAATGCTTGTTTGTACTGGTAATCTGCAAGAAGAATTACAGCCTGTGGAATGCTCTGTGGTTGTAGAATATCATACAAATTATCATAAATCTTACGGAATAGAGTTGTCGGATCGACATCATTCATAGCAACCCACTTACGAATCGATCCAAAGTCTTTCTCTTTTAGATATTTGATAATCTCTTGAATTGAAACATCACCGATCTGAGCAAGAATTCCAGTGTCAATCTTTCCGAATTTAGAATATCGTTGAAGTTCATTAATGGTTCTACGAAAATCGGGAAAATGTTTCTTGACAACTTCAGCAATTACTTTGCTATCAAATTCGACATTCTCTTGATTCAGAATGTTGGTGATTCGTTTAAAAAACAAACCAGCCATCTGAACCTTTTCTTCATTACGAAGAGTGAATTCTACAACAGAACACCTCGAATGAAGAGGGTCGATGATTCGGTTCTTGAAATTGCAAGTGAAGATGAAGGAGCAATTCTCAGCAAACTCTTCCATAGCATTACGAAGTGCTGGCTGTGTCGAATTGGGATTTAGATAATCTGCTTCATCGATGATGATGACTTTGCGACCACCCGTGAAAGAAATGGTCGAAGCAAAGTTTTTAATCTTGGTACGAAATACATCGATACCAGACTCATCAGAACCGTTAATGATGATGTAATCAGCATTGATTTCATTACACATAGCTTTAGCAATGGTTGTCTTACCGACACCTGCACCACCGCTCAAAAGCAAATGTGGAATCGTTCCACTTTTTACATACTCCTCGAAAGGCTTTTTCAGCCTTTCGGGAAGAATACAATCATTAACGGTCTGTGGGCGATACTTCTCCGTCCAAAGTATATGTTCCATGATACCTCATAATATAAAAAGTCACAAAATTATTCGTTTGTCGAACCAATGTCAGTTGCTACCCAATACTGAATGTCCTTTTCAGTATGTTTGAAGCTTGCAATACCACGGAAAGAAATTGATACTTGATAAGACCCAGGAATCATCCGAAGATTTTCCGTCTTAAAAAGCATATTGTATTTTTTGCCATCACCATCAGCGATTTCGATTTCACTTGAATGTGCTGATGAATTTTTGCTGTCAAGTTGAGCAACAACAATTTTTGTTCCATCAGATTTGATAGCAA